TGGGGGGGGGTGCGATTTAGTTTTGGCTCCATTGCTTTTTTTGAGAAATTCCGGGCTGCTGGTAATGGTGCTGGCGGTTGGGGGTTGTATGGCTTTTGTGACTGTGGATGTGCGGGTGGATGCTGCGGCGCGGGGGTTGCGGGCTTTGTCGCGGGAGTTGCCGGGAATTGGTGCGCGGGTGCTCACTGAGTTTGCGCGGGCGTCTGTGCCTTTTGTGCAGCGGGGCATGGAACGGGCTTTTGATCGGCCGACGCCTTACACCGTGGGCCGGGTGACGGCGACGTTTGCCGAGCGGGGCAATTTGCGTTCGGTTGTGGGTGTGCCTCAGTCCAATGACGCGGCGGGCAAACCCAAGCATGAGTATTTGCGGCCGGGCGCTTTGGGCTCGATGCGGCGTAACCAGAAAAAAACTGAGTTTTTGCTGACGCGCCAGGGGGCTTTGCCTGCGGGGTGGATCACCACGCCGGGCTCGTTTTTGAAGGGCAAGCTCGATGGGTATGGCAACGTGCCGGGCAGTTATTACAAGCAGGTGATTCGGTCTTTGCAGATCCGTGCGCCGGGCGACAGGTACTTTAAGGGCGTGAGCAAGGCCAGCGCGAGCCGGGCGGCCAAGATGGGGGTGGGGTCTGAGTTTTTTGCGGTGGGCCGGGGGCGCAACACCTTGGCCAAGGGCGGCGGGTGGTTACCGCCCGGGGTTTACAGGCGTGTGGGTGACGGCAAAAAGCTGGAGCAATACTTTAAGTTTATGCCGCGTGCCGCCTACAAGCGCCGCCTGAACATGCCCACCCTGGTGGTGGATGCCGTGAAGGCCAAAGGCCCAGCGATTTGGAAGTCTGTTTTACGGGACGTGACCACGCGGGTGCTGGAAAAGCAGGCCATGGCCGGGAGGCGCGCATGAGTTTGATGCTTGACCAGCCCTGCACGCAGGCGCAGTTTGGCGAGGTGATTGGCGTGAGCCAGCAGGCGGTGAGCGAGATGCTGGAGCGCGAGGTGATTGAACGCGGGGCCACGCTGGGCGAGTGGTTGCTGGCCTATTGCGCCGCGCAGCGCCTGGTGGCGGCGGGGCGTGATTCTGACTTGGCGCACGAACGGGCGCTACAGGCCCGCGTGAGCCGTGAGCGCAATGAAATTCAGCTTGAACTTGACCGCAAAACCTATGCGCCGGTGGCCCGCATTGACGAAGTGCTGGCCACCGTGGGCCGCAAGATTGCGGGCACCCTGGACCCGCTGGCCGGGCAGTTGGCCAAGCTGTGCCCAGCCCTGACCCCCGAGGACGTGGTGATGGTGCAGCGCACGGTGTCGCAGGCGTGCGATGTGGCGGCGGCGGCGGCGCTGAGTGTGCTTGATGAGTTGGAGGCCGAGGTGGCGCGCGATGAGGCTGGGGATGATGGGGATGGGTTGGAGTTGGATGACGATGAGGTGGTGGCGTGAGCTACACCCTTCACCACGGCGATTGTTTGGAGGTTTTGCGGGGCATGCGCGATTGTTCGGTGGATGCCGTGGTGACTGACCCGCCTTATGGCCTGAGCTTTATGGGCAAGAAGTGGGACTATGACGTGCCCGCCGTAGAGGTTTGGGCCGAATGCCTGCGTGTGCTCAAGCCTGGTGGGCACTTGTTGGCCTTTGCGGGCACCCGCACACAGCACCGCATGGCCGTGCGCATTGAGGATGCGGGGTTTGAGATCCGCGACATGATCGCCTGGGTGTATGGATCGGGGTTTCCCAAGTCGATGGATGCGAGCAAGGCGATTGACAAAGCGGCGGGTGCAGAGCGGGAGGTGGTGGGCTGCCGAACTAAATCCGGCATTGGTGGCTCGCAAACATTTGCGCAAGACGCATGGACGCAGGCGAACCGGGGGGCGATTGAACTTGAAATTACCGCGCCCGCCACCGATGCCGCCCGCCAGTGGCAAGGCTGGGGCACTGCGCTAAAGCCTGCGCTGGAGCCGATCACCGTAGCCCGCAAGCCGCTGGACGGCACTGTGGCGGCGAACTTGTTGAAGCATGGCACTGGTGGGCTGAACATTGATGGGTGCAGGGTTGCCGGAGTTGCTCCGCAAGTTACCCAAGGCGGGCAACGCAGCAGCGGCGGAATCATGAATGCGAACGGTGGGGAGCGCGGAACACTATCGCAGCCGCACGAGGATGGCCGCTGGCCCGCAAACCTGATTCACGATGGCAGTGAAGAGGTGCTGGCGCATTTTCCCGAAACTGCTGCAAGCAAAAGTGGCGGCCAGGCTGGAAGCAACGCCAATCCAATGAGTTGGAATGAATTAAACCCACTGCGAACAAGAGAGGGCCACAACGACAGCGGAGGCAGCGCCGCCCGTTTCTTCTACTGCGCCAAAGCCGACAAGTCAGACCGGGACGCGGGGCTGGAGGGGTTTGAGAAAAGACAGGCCGGCCAGATTGCAAGCAAAGACGGTGGAGGCGGTGGATGGTCAAAGGATGCGGATAAAAACCCAAACCTTACGCGCGCCAACGTCCACCCCACCGTCAAGCCCACCGACCTCATGCGCTACCTGTGCCGCTTGGTCACACAGCCCGGCGGTGTGGTGCTGGACCCGTTCATGGGCAGTGGCAGCACGGGCAAAGCGGCGGTGCTGGAGGGCTTCAATTTCATCGGCATCGAGCGTGAAGCCGAATACCTGGCCATTGCCCGCGCGCGCATTGAACACGCCCAGCTGCTCAAGACCGCAGGCGCTGAAAAGCTGGTGCCAGCCTCAACCCGCGACGCCCATACCGTTGACCTCTTCAGCGAACCCGCCCACCCATGAGCGCCCGCGACCTCCCGTTCGACATTCGCCCCGAGCTGACGGCCGCCAGCTGGGGACGCATGCCTTCGGGGTTGCGGGTGGCGGTGCGGGCGGCGGTGGCGCGGGGGTTGGAGGCTTTGAAGACGCCGGAGCCGTTGACGTTGCATCAGTGGGCGGAGCGGCATTTTTACCTGAGCGCTGAAAGCAGCCAGGGCGAAAAGAAGTGGGTGAGCTACCCCTACCAGCGCGGGCTGCTTTGCATGATGGGCGACGACCACATTGAAGAGGTGGACATGCTCAAAAGCGCTCGTACTGGGTATACCAAGATGCTGCTGGCCAGCGTGGCGTTTGGGGCGCAGCACAAGCGGCGCAACCAGTGCCTGTGGCAGCCGACCGACGCCGACAGCGACGAGTTTTGCAAGGCTGAGATTGAGCCCATGCTGCGCGACGTGAAGGTGATGAAGGGCGTGTTCCCTGACCACATGCGCAAAAGCAAGGCCAACACCTTGAACATGAAGAAGTTTCTGGGCTCGCTTTTGTTCTTGAAGGGCGGTACCAGCGCGGGCAACTACCGGCGGATGACGCTGCAAACCGTGTATGCCGACGAGTTCAGCGCGTTTGACCAGAAGATTGAAAAAAGCGCCGACCCCTGGACGCTCATGTGGAAGCGCCTGGAGGGCGCCACCTGGCCCAAGGCCATCGTGGGCAGCACGCCGCGCCTGAAGGGCATGGACCACACTGAGCGCCGGTTTTTGGCGGCGCAGGCGCGCATGCGCTTTCGGGTGGAGTGCCCCAGCTGCGGGGTAGAGCACCCGCTGCAGTGGGGTGGGCCCGATGTGCAGCACGGCTTTAAGTGGGACGCGCACGACCCCGAGGGCACGGTGCACCATGTGTGCCCGCATTGCCACCACAAGCTGACGCAGGCGCAGTATTTGCGCATTTGGCACGCCGGTTTGTGGGTGAGCGACTGCGGCAACTACCGCTGCCACGCGCTGGAAGACGGGAACTATTTTTGGACAGACGGCGCGGGTTGCAAGCTCATGACGCCGCCGCGCCATGTAGGCGCGCATGTGTGGACGGCCTACAGCCCCCAAACCACCTGGGCCGTGATTATGCGGGAGTTTTTGCACGCGCTGGCGGCCTTCAAGGCGGGCGACCGGGGGGCGATGGAGGGGTTCAAAAACGAAACCCTGGGCGAGACCTGGGAAGAAGAGGTAGAAAAAGCCGACAGCCACGAACTGCAACGCCGGGCCGAAGCCTACCCCCTGCGCCGCGTGCCCGTGGGCGGGCTCGACCTGGTGGCCGGGGTGGACACGCAGGACAAATGGTGGGCCGTGACCGTGCTGGCCATAGGCCGCAACGGCCAAACCTGGGTGGTCGACTACGTGGAGTTTGACGGCAACCCCGGCGACGAGCGCGATTGGGATGCCAAGCTCTGGCCCTACCTGCAAACCACGTTCTACCACTGGCACGGCGCGCCCATGCGCATATCTGCTGCGGCCGTTGACACCGGCGGTAACCACACCCACATTGCCTACAACTTTTGCCGGGCGCATTCGGCCGAACGGGTGTTTGCCATCAAGGGCGACAGCGCCGAGGGCAAGCCCATCAAGGGCAAGGCCAGTGTGGTGGACGTGAACCACAAGGGCCGCGTCATCAAGCGCGGTCTCAAGCTGTGGTGGGTGGGCACCGACACCGCCAAAGACCTGATTTTTTCGCGCCTCACGCTCAAAGACCCGGGCCCGGGGTATGTGCACTTCAGCCAAGCGCTGACCAGCGGCTACTTTGAGGGCCTGACCAGCGAAGTGCGCCGCCAAGTGCGCACCACCACGGGCGTAAAGCACCGCTGGATGAAAGTGCGCGACCGCAACGAGCCGCTGGACACCTTTGTGTACGCCCTGTTTGCCAGCCAAGCGCTGGACCACCACAAGCTGACCGAACGCCAATGGGAGCGGCTGGAGCAAGCCCTGCTGCCTGACTTGTTTGAGCCCTCGGGCACGTTTGTGGAGCCGGTGAAGGCCGGGGCGAGGGTGGTGGTGGATGTGGTGGCCACGGAGGTGGTGGATCCGCCCAAGGTGGCGGCCTCTGCGCCCGTGCCCGCTGCGCCACCGGCAGCCAACCAACCCGCCGCACCCCGGCCCCAGCGCGTGCCCCCACCGCCCACGCCCCGGCCCCAGCCCGCCGCCAACCCCTTTGCACCCAGCGACTGGCTCAGTCGCGGATTTGAATAACCCCAAGGCCCCACCATGAACAACACCCTCAACCGCCAAACCGCCCCGTGCGAGAACAGCCAAGACGAGCGCCGCAGCCCCGCCCAGCGCGAAGACGACGCCATGCTCTTGGTGAGCGAATTCACCGAGATTGTGCGCACCGAAATTGGCATGCGCGAAGAATTTGCCAGCCAAATTGCCCTGGCTTTGGTGCGCGGCCTGCGCCGTGTGCACGGAGCCCGGCGCTTGTACATTCCCAGCATTGACAAAACCGAGCGCGACGCCGCCATCCGCGCCAAGTTTGTGGGCACCAACGCCGCCGACGTGATGCGCGAGTTTGGCGTCAGCCGCAGCCGGTTGTATGAGATTGTGGGCAAGCGGTGAGCGCGCAAAACCGCCAAAAGTCCGGTTTCTTGCTTAAAAACCGGACAGTGCTTGATGCACCCTTGGCCGAATGACCACACTCGCACAGGCTCAGGCCATTCTTGAAAAGTACCTCGCCGCCGAGGCCGACATTTTGCTGGGCAAAGAGGTGCGCCTGGGCAGCTCAGGCAACGGCACAGACCGGCTTTGGCGGTCTGAAGACTTGGCCGAGCTGCGCAAAGGCCGCCAAGAGTGGGAGCGCCGCGTGGCCGGGCTGCAGGCGCAGGCCGGTGGCGCGCCCAGCTTTGGCGGCGTGAGCTACAGCCTGGCCAATTTTGGCAACACCCCCTAAAGCCCACGCCATGAGCCAACCCAAGCCAACCCCTTTTTTTGCCAGCCTGATTGACGGCCTGGTGGGCACCCTTAGCCCCGAGGCTGGGCTGCGCCGCTTGCAGGCCCGCAGCGCCCTTGCGCATGTGCAAGCCTTCAGCCGCGCCCACGAAGCGGCCCAGCCCAGCCGCAACCGCAAGTTTGCCCGCGACATGGCAGGCCCCAACGCCATCGTAGGGCAGGGCGCTGCCGCCTTGCGCGGCCTGGCCCGCGACATGGAGCGCAACAACGACATTGGCCGTGGCGCGCTGCGCACCCTGGTGCAAAACACCGTTGGCCCCAACGGCATAGGCATAGAGCCACAGCCCCGCCGCATGGACGGCAGCATCCACACCCAATACGCCGAACGCCTGCGCGAGCTGCACCGCGAATGGCGGCAAAAGCCAGAGGTGACAGGCCTCTACACCGACAGCGCCTTGCAACGCATGAAGGCCGCCGCCTGGCTGCGCGACGGCGAGGTGTTCACCCAGCACCTGATTGGCCCCGTGGCAGGGCTGGTGCACGGCAGCACAGTACCCTACAGCCAAGAGGTGTTTGAAAGCGACTTTGTGCCTCTGGATCTGGACGACGGCGCCACCCTGGTGCAAGGCATCCGCAAAAACGCCTGGGGCCGCCCGCTCAGCTACTTTGTGTACAAGGGCAACCCCAAAGAAAGCACCACCTTGGCCGCAGGCCTGGCCGGCATGAAGGAGGTGGACGCCGCCCGCATCACCCACCTGGCCCGGCGCGACCGCATAGGCCAAATGCGCGGCCTCAGTGAATTTGCCAGCGTGTTCAACCGCCTGCAAGACATCAAGGAATACGAAGACAGCGAACGCATTGCCGCCAAAGTAGCCGCCGCGCTGACGGCCTACGTCAAGAAAACATCACCCGAAGGGTATGACAGCAGCAGCGCCTCGGGCGTGGACGAAAACGGCAACCCCACCGCCCGCAACCTGAGCATGGCCCCCGGCATGATCATTGACGGCCTGGCCGTGGGTGAAGAAATCGGCATGATCGACAGCAAGCGGCCCAACCCCAACGTGGTCACGTTCAGGCAAGGCCAGCTGCGCGCCTACGCGGCCGGCATTGGGGCCACGTTCAGCAGCATTAGCCGCAGCTATGACGGCACCTTCAGCGCCCAGCGCCAAGAGTTGGTAGAGGGCTGGGTGAACTACGCCACCCTCACCGACGAATTTGTGGGTCAAGACATAGCGCCGGGCTACCGCTTTTTTGTGATGGCTGCGCACCTGAGCGGCGTCGCCCCCATGCCCCGCGACTTAAAGCCCGGCAGCTGGGACGACGCGCTCTTTATTGCGCAGTCCATGCCCTGGATCGACCCACTCAAAGAGGCCAACGCCTACGTGACGCTGGTGCAGGCCGGTTTTGCCAGCGAGGTGGAGGTCATCCGCAAGCGCGGCCAAAACCCCCGCGACTTGCTGGAACAAGTGCGCACCTTCCGGCAAGAGGTCAACGACGCCGGGCTGGTGTTCAACAGCGACGCCGCGCACGAAGCCAAGGCCGCAGCGCCTGACGCGCCCGAGGTGCCTGATCCTGAAGACCTGCCAAAGCCCAAAGAGGCATCGGCAAGCTGAACAAAGAAAACCTGAAACCGGGCTCACAAAGTCCGGTTTCTTGCTTAAAAACCGGACAGCTTAAGCGTCAAAGTAAGACCTATGCCACAAGCAAACACACCCGCAAACCCCAAGCCTTGGTACAGCATTCGCCAGCACACGCCCGTCGCCAGTGCGGCCCGTGGCGTGCAGGCCAGCGCCGAGATTTTCATTTACGGTGACATTGGCGAGAGCTGGTTTGGCGACAGCGTAACCGCCGCCAGCTTTGTGCAAGAAGTGGCCGCCATCAAGGCCGACGCGCTGACCGTGCGCATCAACAGCTACGGCGGCAGCGTCACAGACGGCATCGCCATTCACAACGCCATCAAGCGCCACCCCGCCACCGTGACCGTGGCCATTGACGGCCTGGCCGCCAGCATTGCCAGCCTCATTGCCATGGCTGGTGACGAAGTGCAAATGGCAGAAAACGCCATGCTCATGATCCACGCCCCCTGGGGTGGCGTGAGCGGCAACGCCGTAGACCTGCGCGCCTATGCCGACATGCTCGACGCCTGGTCACAAAGCATGAGCACCAGCTACGCCAGCAAAAGCGGCAAGTCCGCCGACGAAATGCTGGCCCTCATGCAAGACGGCAAAGACCACTGGTACACCGCCGCCGACGCGCAGGCCCAAGGCTTTGCAGACACCGTGGTCAGTGCCTCCCCCGAGAGCGCCAGCGCCATGGCCTCTTTTGACCTTTCCCGCTTTGCCAGCGCCCCTGTGGCGCTGGCAAAGCCAAGCCTCACAGCGGCAGCCGCCGCTTTCCCCGTGGCGAAAGCCACATCCAACCTGGAGCAACCCATGCCACAAGGCACTGTAGACACCACGGCGGCAACCCCGAACACCGCCACCATCCAAGCCGCCGCACCCGCTGGCACCTCTGAAACCGAAGTGCGCGCCAGCGCCCTGCGCGAAGACGCTGCCCGCCGCAGCGCCATTGCCATGGCCGCCCAGCCCTTCATGGCGCACGCGGGCATGGCCGATTTTGTGGTCGGCCTGCAAAACGACCACGCCATCACCGAACAAGTGGCTAACGCCCGCATCTTGGCCAAACTTGGCCAAGGCGCAGAGCCCGTGGCCGGTGGCCGCGTCATCACCGTGGCAGACGAGACCGACAAACGCCGTGACGGCATGGCCAACGCCTTGCTGCTGCGCGTGAACGCCGCCAGCAAAGAAGCGCAAGCCAGCGCAGGCGCCAACCCCTACCGTGGCCGCACCCTGTTGGCCATTGCAGAAGCCTCGCTCAACGCCGCAGGCATTCGCACCGAAGGCATGGAAAGCCGCCAAATTGTGTCGGCCGCCTTCACCCAAAGCTCAAGCGACTTTCCGGTCTTGCTGGAAAACGTCATGTACAAAACCCTGCTGGGCTCCTACGGCCTGCAGGCCATGACCTGGAGCCGCTTTTGCAAGCGCGGCACCGTGAGCGACTTCCGTGCCCACAACCGCTACCGCCTGGGCAGCTTGGGCAACATGCAGGGCAAAAACGAGCTGGGCGAGTACAAAAACATTGCCATTCCTGACGGCGAGAAATCCAGCATTTCCGCTGCCACCAAGGGCTTTATTTTGAACATCAGCCGCGAGGCCATCATCAACGATGACCTCGGCGCCCTGACCGACCAAGCCGCCGCCGCTGGCCGCTCTGCAGCCCGCACGGTAGAGGCCGATGTGTACGCACTGCTGACCAGCAACTCGGGCCTGGGCCCCGTCATGAACGACGGCAAAACCCTGTTCCACGCCGACCACAAAAACATTGCCACCGCTGTCGCCATGAGCGTGGACAGCCTGGAGGCCATGCGCGTGCTCATGGCCAGCCAAATGGACGTGACCGGCAACGACTTTTTGGACATGCGCCCTGAAGTCATGCTTGTGCCCCTGGCCCTGGGCGGCACCGCCCGCGTGCTGATTGGCGCTGAGTTTGACACCAGCGTGTCCAACAAATTCCAAGTGCCCAACCGCGTGCGCGGCCTGGTGCGCGACATTGTGGACAGCCCCCGCCTGAGCGGCACGCGCTACAGCCTGCTGGCCAACCCGGCCGAAGCCGCCGCCATTGAGGTGGCGTTCTTGAACGGCCAAAGCGAGCCCTACCTCGAAACCGAGCAGGCATTCAACACCGACGGCGGCCGCCTGAAGGTGCGCATGGACTACGGCGTGGCCGGCTTTGACTGGCGCGGCGCCGTGACCAACGCGGGCGCTTAAAGCGTCAAACCCCACCCACCCATTCAGGAGCAAACCTCATGACCACTCGATTCATCCAACCCGGCAAAGTGCTGGACTTCACCAACGGCGCCACCGCCATTGCCTCCGGCGCTGCCGTGCTGGTGGGCACCCGCGTGGGCGTGGCCCTGGGCAACATTGCTGCCAACGCCACCGGCTCGGTGCAAATTTGCGGCGTGTTCAACATGCCCAAAGTCAGCGCCGACGTCATCACCCAGGGCGCCTTGGTGTACCTGGTTTCGGCCAGCGGCGCCATGACCACCACCTCCTCGGGCAACACCCTGGCAGGCGTGGCCGCTGCTGCGGCCGGCAACGGCGCCACCAGCGTCAACGTGCTTATGAACGGCCTGCCCGCGTAAGCGGCCCCAAGCCTCAAAGCCTAAAGCCCACAAGCCACATGCCCAACTTTGCAGCCCTTGAGCAGCGCTTAAACCGCGCTGCTACCACCCACCTCTCTAACGCCACCGCCGTGTGGCTGCAGGGCGGGCAGGGTGGTGCGGCTGTGGGCGGCTTGCGGGTGGTGTTTGATCGGCCTTCGGCGCTTGCGCTTGACGGCATGGTGAACGACAGCAACCCCACGGCCAGCGCCTTTGCGCAAGACATGCCCGGCGCGGCTCGGGGTGATGTGCTGCACATCACGCCAGACGCACCCAGCCAGCCCGGCCAAGTGTTCACCTTTGAGGTGGCCCGCGCCGCGCCCGACGGGCTAGGCCTGCTCACCCTTGAGCTGCGGGAGGCCGCATGAGCGCCGTACCCGCTGAAACCCAAGTGCTGCAAGCCCTGCAAACCGTGCTGGGCGCGGCCAGCCTGGGCGCGCAAGGCATTCACATCATGCGCGGGGTGGATGACGCTTTTGAGCCCACCGAGTTGCCCGCTGTCAACCTGATTTTGGTGCAAGAAGACATAGACACCCCCAGCACCTTTGGGGGCGGCTTGGGCGTGCCCTTGCTGCAAACGCACAGCCTGCAACTGGTGGTGCAAGTGGTGACCAAAAGCACCACCGACGCACTGGCACAGGCCCGGCTCATTTCAGCCAAAGCCCAGCAAGCCATAGGCCAAAACCCCACCCTGGGCGGCGTGTGCAAGCAACTGCTGCGCCCCGAGGGCAAGCAATGGCTTCATGACGACGGCGCCGAGCAGCGCCTGGCCCGACAAAACACCCTGTACAGCGGCGCATACCGCACCTACAGCAACAACCCGTTCACCCTCATTTAAAAGGAGCCCACCATGGCCGCTGCATCTGGAATCTACAAGCAAGTCTCCATCAAAAAAGAAACCGCCTACGGCACCCTGGCGGGCACCACCGGCGCGCGCACCTTGGCGCGAGTCGATGGCGTGTTCAACCTCGCCAAAGAGGCTTATGAAAGCAACCGCATTCGCACCGACCTGCAATATGGCGACGCCCGCCACGGCGTGCGCAGCGTGTCCGGCACCATCAATGACGAGCTGGTCCCCGGCGCGCTCAGCGACGTGATTGGCACCGTCTGCAAACGCGCATTTGCCGCCGTGGCGCCCGAAACCGCGATCAGCATCACCATTGCCACCGCTGGCAACAACTACACCATCACCCGCGCTGCAGGCTCTTGGCTGACTGGCGGCAAGCGCGTGGGCCAAGTGGTGCGCCTCACGGCAGGCACCTTCAACACCGCCAACCTGAACAAAAATCTGTTTGTGCTGGGCGTCACCGCCACCACGCTCACCGTGGTGGCCGCCAACGGCAGCGCCCTGGTGGCCGAAGGCCCCGTGGCCAGCGCCACGCTCAGCGTGCCCGGCAAATACACCTATGTGCCCCTCACTGGTCATGTAGAAGACAGCTACACCGTGGAAGAGTGGTTCTCTGACGTGCCCCGCTGCGAGGTGTACACCGGCTTCAAGCCCGCGCAAGCCGCCCTGCGCATGCCGCCCAGCGGCTTGGCCACCATCGCCATCACCGGCGCAGGCAAAGACCTGGCGCAGTCTGGCGCTACCCGCTACTTCACCACCCCCACCGTGGGAACTGAGGCCGCCTCACTTGCCGCCGTCAACGGCCTGCTGCGCACTGGCGGCGGCGCTCAGTTGTGCGTGACCAGTCTGGACATTGACATTGCCAGCGCCTTCAGCGGCGACGCCACCGTGGGCAGCAACACCAAGAACTTTCAGTTCGCCGAAGGCGTGAAGGTCACCGGAAGCTTCAGCGCCTACTTTGAAGACGGCACATTGCCCGCCTTGTTTTACGACGAAACCGTGACCACGCTCGACGTGCTCATGACCAGCGACAACACCGCCGCCGCCGAGTTCATGACCTTCAGCCTGAACCGCGTCAAGGTCAACAGCGCCGACAAAGCCGACGGCCGTGGCGGCATTGTGCGCACCTATGCCTTCACCGCATCGGTCAACCCCACAGCGGGCGAGCGCGAGGCCACCACCATCGCCATCCAAGACAGCCTGGCCTGAACCCCGTTCAAGCCAGACCCCGGGCACCGACCTCGGGCCGGTTCTCCGCTCTTGCAGGTGGAGGCCGGTCTGGGGCACGGGCAACAAGTGTTTTTTAACCACCTGCAAGAAAGCGAACATGAAAACCACCACCCCCGAGCAAATACAAGCTGCAGCCCCCATGCTGGACTTGGACGAGGTGCACGACCTCGACAGCGCCCCTTATGAGGTGCTGCACCCCCGCACGCAACAGCCCACCGGCGGCGTCATTGTTCTGGCCGGGCCTGAGCACCCCACACGCAAGGAAGTGGTCATGGCCATCATGCGCCGCGCCCGTGCAGAGGCCGCTTTGCGTGAAACCCAACTCATTGAGGCCAGCCGCCGCCCTGGACGCTTCAAAGCGCCAGAGGCTGACGTGCGCGACCCTGCGGCCGACATGAAAGAGGGTGTGGACAACCTGGTCAAGGCCACCCTGGGCTGGAGCGGCATAGGCAAAAACGGCCAGGCCCTGGCCTTTACCCCGCAGGCCGCCGCCGAGCTGTACGCCGACCCCAAAAACCAGTGGCTGGTCAACCAGTTGCTGCAAGCGCTGAACAGCGCTGAGCTTTTTATCAAGGCCTGAGCCAAGCGCTCAAAGACCATGCTCAGGCCACCTTCAAACTGGACCAACCGCAGGCCGATGGGGCCAGCTTGCGCGAGCACCTGCTTGCCGCGCAAGCCAACCCATTGGCCCAAAGCGGGCCGCGCCATGAGTTGCTTGACGTGCCGCCCCTGCCGCCCCTGTGCCGGGGTGTGTGGCGCATCTTTACAGAGCTACACCAACGGCGCGGCGGCAGCTTTGGCCCCGCCCCTATTGACGAGGCCCGCCTGCTGTCCTGGTGCCAGCTTTATGGCCGCCAGCTTAGCGAATGGGAGATCAACAGCATTTTTGCCATTGACGCCTGTTGGCTGAACGCCCAAGCCGAAGCCCAAAAAACCCAAGCCAACACCGATAAAAAGCCGCCCACCCCGCCAACACACAAGCCCTGAAAAAAGACATGAGCTTTCAAATCGGAAACCTAGACCTCGGTGTCGCCTTCAAGGCCGACCTGGGCGAACTGCAAACCAAGCTCGGGCAAGCTGGTGGCGCGGTGGAAGGCTTTGGCAAAAAAGCGGGCACCGCCATGCGCGAGGTGTCCAAAGAGGCTGGGCACACCGACGAAAGCATGCAGCGCCTGGCCCAAGGCATCAAAGGCGCGTTCATAGGCGGTAGCGTGGCCGTGGGCCTGATTGCCTTGAAGAACCAAATCACAGGCGTGGCGGGTGCATTGATAGAGGCCCAAGTGCAGCTTGACCGGCTGCGCAACGGCTTTAACTTTGGCACGGGCGGGCCTGCTGCAGGGGCCAAAGAATTGGCCTTTGTGCGGATGGAGGCCAACCGCTTGGGTTTGGAAATCAATGGCACGGCGCAGCAGTACATGAAGCTGGTTGCCGCATCAAGGGGCTCTGCCCTGGCGGGCGCGCAAACCCGCGACGTGTTCAAAGCCATTGCAGAGGCCAGCACAGTGATGGGCCTGGGTGTTGAGCAAAGCGAGCGCGCCTTCATGGCCGTGGGCCAAATGATGAGCAAGGGCAAAGTGCAAGCCGAAGAACTGCGCGGCCAGTTGGGCGAACACCTGCCTGGTGCCTTTGGCATTGCGGCCCGATCCATGAACATGACAGAGGCCGAGCTGAACAAGTTCATGGAAACCGGCAACCTCATGGCCGAAGACTTTTTACCCAAGTTCGCCATGCAGCTGCGCCAAGAGCTGGCGGGCTCGGTAGAAGAAGCCTCTCAAAGCATGCAGGCCAGCTTGAACCGCATGTCGACCTCTTGGACCAACTTCAAACAGCAGTTGGTGCAAAGCGGCATAGGCGCGGCCATTCAGACCGAAATGAACGCCTTTGCTGGGCAAATCAATGTGCTGGGAGACGTGATCGAGACCTCTCGCATCCGGGGTCACGGCATGTGGCGAACCATAGGCAATGTGGCTGCCACTGCAGCGGCGATTGCCGCCGTTGAGGCATATGAGCAATCTGTCAACAAAGCCAACTTGATGATTTACGGGTTGACAAACGGTGTTTTGGGTTTGAACCATTCCTTGAATTTAACCCCAGACTCCCTGCGCCCCACCGCCATTGCCCTGGACAACACCTTGATTAAGCTGCGCAACGCGGGCATTGAATACGACCGATTGCGCGAACAGGTCAAAAAAGAGCCTGACAACATCTATTTAAAAAGCGAGCTGGGCAACCTGGCTCGCTACATTGTCAGCCTGCGCGAAGCCCGCAACGAATACCAGGCCTTGCTCACGCGGCCAGCCGCAGGCGCAGGGCGCGGCATGGTCACCCCCCCCACCGTGGGGGAGATGGCCGAAAAAGAAGAGCGCCGCTTGCGCGACCAACAAGCCGCCTTCAAAGCCTTTGGCGACAAATACGCCAGCCCGCAGCAAAAAATGCTGCAAGAAATTGACGCACAGAAAAAAGCCCTGGGCGATTTGTACACCCCGGCCATTGAAGCCAAAATCCGCGCGCACTACATCAAGCCCATGGCCGCCGCTGCTGAATACACGTCGGGTTTGGTCACCAAAATTGAAGCGGCTCAGCAGTACCTTGGCCGCTTGAAAACCTATGGGGCCGAAGCCGACAAACTGACCGATGGCGAAAAAGAGGCCATCAAAATCAGGCAAGAACTCACGGGCACCCTGACCGGCTCGGCCCGCGCTTTGCGTGTGCTGGCCCTGGAAGACGCTGAACGGTTGATCGTGCTGGAAAAAGGCATCAAGCTAGAGCAAGACCGCATCAAAGCCGCTGAAGAATCCACCAAGGCATTGACCCGCAGCCAAGAGGAAGACGCCCGCGCCAACGCCGCCAGCTTTGCTCAAGCCCTGAAACATGTTGAAAGTTTGCGTGAACAAGTGGTTCAGCAAGAGCGGCTGAACGCCGGAATGGGCCTGAGCAAAGAGGCCGTGGCCCAGCTTGAGGGCGCACGCCTGCGCGACGCCGCCACCCAGCAAATGCGCAACGCGGGTTTGGCTGACGACATTGACTTGTCTGGCCAGTTGGGCAACCTGTACCGCGCCCAAGCCGAAGCCCTTGAAGAGCTGGCACGGTTGAAAGAAGTGGGCGGCAGCAAACAAACAGCATTGGACAACACTGCCAAGAACCTGGACAACGCCGCCAAGGCGATGGACGAGTTCAAAAAACTCACCGAAGGCGTAGACGCCGCCCGGCTTGACAATTTGTTTGACGGTGCCATCAGCGGCGCGGGCAAATTCATTACCGCGCTGCAACTGGTGGGCGACATGCAGCAAAAAACCGACGCCGCGCATGCCGCCAACCAAGTGCAAAACAGCAAAGACGCCATAAAGTTTGGCCAAGTGCAGCAAGACATTGCCAACAAAAGCGCCTTGGCCAACATGGCCGCCTACGGCACCATGACCGGCGCACTCAAGGGCTACGCCAAAGAAGGCAGTCGCACCTACAAAGGCCTAGAGGCCGCTGAGCGCGTGTTTCACGCCTATCAGCTGGCCATGACGCTGAGCACCATGGCCCAAAAGTCCGGCCTGCTTGCCGCCTTCACCACCACCAAGGTGGCCAGCGACCAGGTGATGGCCGCCAGCGCCGTGGCCGCCGCAGGCACAGAAACCGCCGCCGCCATGGCCAAGGGCAGCGCCAACGCTGTGGCAGGCGTGGCCAACCAGGCCGGCGGCGACCCTTACACCGCCTTTCCCCGCATGGCCGCCATGGCCGCCATCATGGCCGCGCTTGGCTTTGTGGTGGCCGGCGCTGGCGGGCGCACCCCCAAGAGCGCGCCCACCAACAGCGGCATGGGCACCGTGCTGGGCGACAACGCCACGGCCAGCGAAAGCCTGGCCCAAAGCCTAGAGCTTCTTAACAGCACCCAAGACACCGCGCTGACCTACAGCCGCGAGATGGCCCGCAGCTTGCGCACCATCGAGAACAACATTGGCGGCTTTGCCAGCATGCTGGTGCGCACCGGCGGCATGGAGCGGCTTAACGCCAGCGTGACCACGGGGATGTCGGACACGGCCTTGAGTTCGGCCCTTAAAAACCCCATCGTCACCGGCGTTTACGGTGCCTTGGCCAGTGTCGTGCCGGTCTTGGGCGGCCTCGTCACCAAGCTTTTTGGCCAAAAAGTCAGCATCACCGGCAGCGGCATCTACGCCGACGCCCAAACCCTGGGGGACATACAAAACCAAGGCTTCCAAGGCGGCTACTACAGCGACGTCAACACCAAGAAAAAGGCGTTTGGCATCACCTACAGCAGCAAAAACAGCACCCGCACCAGCGACATGGACAGCGGCCTTGAAAACCAGTTTGCACAAATCTTTGGCAGTGTGGGCAACAGCATTGAGTTGGCGGCCCAAGCCCTGAGCTCCGACATGGAGGCCGTGAACGCCCGCATTCAAGCGAGCGTGGTCAACATTGGCCGGGTCGACCTGCAGGGCCTGAGCGGCACCCAGATTGCCGAAAAGCTGAACAACGTGGTCAGCGCCGAAAGCGACCGCATTGCCCAAAGCGTCATGCCCGGTTTGGCCGCCATGCAGGCCGTGGGCGAGGGCTATTACCAAACCCTGGTTCGCGCCGCTCAGCAAACAGAGCTGGCCAACCTGATGTTCGCCAGGCTGGGCAATGCCGTCACCCTGGCGGGCACGCAAGGCGCGCTGAGCGCCAATGCGCTGATCGAAGCGTTTGGCGGGGTGCAAAACTACGCCGACCGCACCCAAGACTATTTTGAAAAGTTTTACACCGAATCCGAGCGCCAAGCCGTGCAGGCCAGAGAGCTGCAAGCCGGTATGGCGCGCCTAGGCCTGCAAACCCCCCGCACCCGTGAAGAGTTCCGCGCCCTGGTTGACGCGCAGGCCGCCATGGGCGCAAGCGCGCACCAAACCTATGCTGCCCTGATGCAATTGGCCCCGGCCTTTGATGCGCTAACCACCGCCAGCGAAGAGCTGGCCCAAGAGGCTGCCCAAAAGCTCATTGCCCGGTTTACTGGCGGCACCGGCTTGGTGCCCGCGCTGCGCCTGACCGCCTCCAGCCTGGCCGCCACCACCGCCACCACCGGCGCATTCAGCGGGCAGGTGCACACCATCAACCGCCTGTTGGGCGACGCCAGCAGCGGCACGCTCACCTTTGGCGAGCGCCTGAGCACCACCACCAGCGAGCTGGACCCCGCGCAACTGGCCGTGGCGCAGCTGCAGCGCGAGGTGAACTTGCTCAGCGGCCAATCGAGCGCCACCACGGTGGACATTGCCGGGCTCAGCCAAGCCCTGGCCAACGTAGAGACCCGCACCTTTGTGGCCACCGTCACCGGGGTGTTTGAGGTCATTGGCGAGCGCATCAAGGCCGTGCTCGGTGACATTGGCTCCGAGCGCGCCGCCTTGCGCGAGGCCGCCATCAACATGATCGGCTCGCCTGTCATGAGCCCCGAGCAAATACGGGCCCAAATTACCGCCAGCTCGGTGGGCTTGCCCAGCAACGCGGGTTTGTTGGCTGCGCAGCAACAGCTCAGCGCTTCCGACGCGGCGCTCAGCCTGGCCAAAACCAGTTCGGCAGACGCCATTGCCCGGGCCAATGCCCTGCTTACCCAACAGCAAGCCCAGGCCGCCATGCTGCCCGAATATTACAAGCAAAAGTATGCAGAGTTTGTGGCCCTGCAGCAGCAGTATGGCAACGTATCGGCCAACCAAGGGCCAGGCGAAGGCATGGGCCGCACCGCCTACCAATACAACGCCAATACCAACCGGCTCAACGACTACGGGTGGAATTATTCGACCTGGGGCAGTTGGGGATGGTCAGACCTGAACGGATTTAACCAAGATCCGCGCAAACAAAATTTGGTCAACGAATTGGCTGGCGGCAATTGGAAGCTTGAGATGTCTGAACTGCTGGTCAAGTCCGCCAAGGACAGCTTGGCCAACACCACTGCATCGTCTAGCCAGCAAGTGGCCGCCGCCACCGCCGCCCAAACCGCCGCCACCAACGCCGCCAAGCAAGCCCAGATCGACTACATTGCCAGCCTGCAAAAGTACAGCGTCGACGCCAGCCGCGCAGTCACCCAGCTGGGCCGCCTGCGCGAGGAAACCGTGCGCTACTACGACGCACAAAAGGCCTTGGGCACCCTCATGACCGGCACGGCCGACACCTTGCGCGCCAGTGTGTCCGCCATACGGTTTGACCAGCTCGACCCGCAGGCCCAGCTGGCCAACCTAGAGGAGCGCTTCAACACCGCTTACAGCATGGCGCTGTCCACCAGCGGCGAGACCATGGCCAAGTACGGCCAAGAGCTGAACGGGCTGTTGAACCCCTTGCTGCAAGCCGCGCAGGCTGCGGGCCTCACGGGCGTGCAATACAGCAACTTGCTCAACACCAGTTTGGCCCGGGCCGAAGCCACCGCCACCCGCCTGGACGCCAACGCCCCCAAAGACTACCAAGCCGAAAGCTTGGGGCTGCTGGGCACCATCGACAGCACCCTGGCCGCCATAGAGGCCGGGGCACTGACGGCCGACCAAATGATTGTCAAGGCCATCGAGGCGGGCAAAGACAGCACGGCCAACGGCCTGCGCGCCGTGGTGGCGGCGCTCACCGGCAAGCCCGTGCCCGCCTTTGCCACGGGCGGCTTCCACTCGGGCGGCCTGCGCATGGTGGGCGAATACGGCCCCGAACTGGAGGTCACAGGCCCGGCCCGCATTTGGAACGCCAGCCAAACCGCCGCCATGATGCGCGGCGCGGGCGCGGGTGGCAACGACAACGCCGCACTGGTGGCCGAGCTCAAGGCCATGCGCCAAGAGCTCAAAGTGGCCATGGAGCAAACCATGGTCAACACCGGCGCCTTGGTGCGCCAAAACACCCGCTGGGACATAGACGGCGTGCCCGTGCGCAGCGCCGCAGCCGACGCAGAACTGGTCTAAACCATGCTGGTCATTCGCCCCACACCCCTTACCCCCGCCATGGTCACCGCCAGCAACGCGGGCGCGCTCGATGCCGACTACAACCCCGCCACCAGCTACGCGCTGGGCGCGCGCGTGTTTTTGCCCGCAGACGGCCGCACTTACGAATGCGTGCAGGCCCCGGCGCTGGGCAAGCTGCCCAGCAGCAACCCCCTGTTTTGGACCCGCGCCCAGCCCAGCAACCGCTGGGCCATGTGGGACGCTGAAATCAGCACCGCCACCGTTACCGCAGGCAACCTCACGGCCACCCTGGCCGTGGGGCCGCGCTTTAACGCCGTGGGCGTGTTTGGCCTGGTGGGCAGCAGCATCACCCTCACGCAAAAAAACGCCTTGGGCGCCACCTTGTGGACCGAAACCCGCGCCCTGCTCAGCAACCCCAACGGCTGGAAAAGCTATTTTTATGAGCCCCGCCAACAGGTGCAAGAGGCCGTGTTCACCAACCTGGTGCCCAGCACCAACAGCACACTGGAGGTGCTTGTTGTGGCTGTGGGCGGCTCGGCCGCGTGCAGCGCCGTGCTGCCCGGCAACAGCATGTACATCGGCGAGGCGCAATACGGCTTTGCGGCCAGCATCCTCAGCTTTAGCAAAAAAGACACCAGCGCCACCGGCGTGCAAACCCTCAGGCCCGGCCCCAGCGCCAAGCGCATGAGCGGGCAACTGGTGCAAGACCGGGCGCAATTTAACGCCATTTATTCAGCCCTGCGAGCGCTTGACGCCACCCCCGCCGTGTGGGTGGGTGTGGAAAACAGCGGCGACTATGCGCCGTTTTCCATTGTGGGCTTTTACCGCGACTTTTCCATTGAGGCCAGCTACCCCATGCACCACCTCTGCACGCTTGAAATCGAAGGACTCACATGACCACCCCCGCCCCACCCACCCAAGTGCTGCCACCCACGCCCCCGCAGTCAACCGACACGCTCAACTTTGACGCCCGGGCCGACGCCTTTGTGGCCTGGTTCCCCACCGCCTGGGCCTACCTCACGGCCTTTGGCGCCTGGATGACGGCCCGCGCCAACGAAGTGCAAGCCAACAGCACCGCCGCCACCCAAGCCGCCGCCACCAGCGCCGCCGTGGCCGCCAGCCCCGCCGTACAAAACGCCGCAGCCAACGCCAGCGCCGCCCAACTGGCTGCCATGCAGGCGCAGGCCTACGCCACGCAGGCGCAAGCCGTCAGCCCTGACTCGCCCGTGCGGCTGAACACCCGCCGCATCACCGCCACCCTGGCCATAGCCACCGGCTACAACGCGCATTCGGTCGGCCCCATTTCCATCGACGACGGCGTCGCCGTCACCATCGCACAACACAGCACCTGGAGCATCACATGAGCACTTTGAACGTCAGAGAAATCATCACCCCCGACGGCTCGCCCGTCAGCTTTCCGTATGGCATCCGCATCGGCCGATCCGGTGGATCGGGCACCGCCAATGACATTGGCATGCCCGGCCAACAAGGCTTTGGCGTAGGCATTGCGCTCGAGCTGCCCACGGGCTTCACCGAGCTGAGCGGCACCACCGACCCGGCCAGTGGCAACTATGGCAACTACCAATTTTCTGACGGCTCTGTCATGGTCTACGTGCCCGCCTTTGTCTACAAATACGGCACCGGCACCAACGGCTTGGCCGTCAACGTGGTCGATGTCAAATCCTTCGGCGCTTACGAATCACTGGCCGCAGCCAACGCTGCAGGCTACGCGCTGCACCGCGCCTTTTACAACGCGGGCAGCATCCGCCCCGGCTTTTTCGTGGACAAATACCAGTGCAGCAACAACGGCGGCATCGCGTCAAGCCTGCGCAACGGCAACCCACTGTCGAGCGCGTCCGACCACAACCCCTTCAGCGGTTTGACCGGCTCGCACAGCAACATTTATGCAGGCGCCATCACCGCCGCCAAAACACGCGGCAGCCGCTTTTTCTGCAACACCCGCTTCATCCACGCGGCCCTGGCGCTGTTGGCCAACGCCCACGCATCGGCAAGCACCAGCACCACGTTTTGCGCCTGGTACATGCCCGCCGCCAACTTCCCCAAAGGCAACAACAACAACGCCTTGGGCGACAGCAACGACGCCACCATTGCTTATGTGTCAGACGGCTACCCGAACTGCGGCAAAACTGGCAGCGCCAACTTTCCGGCCCGCACCGCGCACAACGGCCAGCTGAGCGGCGTGATGGACCTGAACGGCAACATTTTTGAAGTCAATCTGGGCATCACCAGCAACGGCACAAATTACTACCTGCTCAAGACCAGCACAGACGTGGCCACCATCACCAGTGGCACCACCTTGGCCACCGACGCCTGGGGCGCCACCGGCTTGGCCGCCCTGTACGACAGCATTGGTGCGACATACGAAAGCCTTGCCGCCACCGACAGCGTCAAATACTTTGGATCGGCCAGCCAAGTGCTCAGCCACGCCACCAGCGGCACCGCCTGGGCCGCAGCAGGCGCAGGCATCCCGCTGGCCACGGGCACAGGCGGCAGCAACCAGTTTGGCAGTGATTATTTGTATGACGCCCGCCCAAATGAGCTCTGTGTGATCTCTGGCGGCAACTGGAACTACGGCAGCAGTGCCGGGGTCTGGGCGCTGACTCTGGCCGGCGCGCGCGGCGACTCGTACAGCTACATTGGGTTTCGCGCCGCCTCTTATTTGTGACTTGTCCCCTCTGGCCACCACTACCTACGCCACCCCCACACCACACTCAAGGACTTTTATGCCTGCCCTCTACGCTTACCGCAAAGTTACCGACGCCATCACCACCCACACCCTGCGCGCGCCGTTTGACGGCAGCAAGCAGACCAGCCAAGAGCTGTGCACCCTGGCCGACGGCCGCACCGTGGTGGTGCTTTTGGGTGACTACACCTTGCCCGCCAACCAGCCCGCCGCCATCGCCGCAAGCATTCAACCTCTACCCACCCCGCTGCCCGACGATTTGCGCGACGAAATCATCGCCGCGTCGCCCGCTATGCAGCTCATTGCCCGCCGCTTGCAAGAGCACATCCGGGCCAAATACAGCGCGGATGACGAGCTTTACTTTAGCCGCATCAACCTGGGCCAGCTCTCGGGCATGTACACCATGACCACCAAAGAAATCGCCCTGACTCAAGCCTTCGCCGCCCGGGCAGAAGAGGCGCGGGCGTTGGCCAAGATTGAGCGCGCAAAGCTCGGAATCTGAAAAAAAAAGGAGCACCCTGTGTTGACCCTTCATTACATTGGCCCCCCCAAGCCTGGCGTGCTGCCCCACATCGGCTGGTGGCTTATCACGACCGGGCAAAAAGCCCCTTATGGGCACTGCACCCACACCGAATGCGTGCATCAAGTGCACGGCGACGGCAGCGTCACCATGGCCAGCAGCTCAATTGCTGATGGCGGCGTGCGCCGCAAGCGCACGCGCCTGGTGCCCGGCCGCTGGCTGGTGGTCGACGTGCCCAGCTGGGATGAGCAAAAAAGCATCGACTTTTTTGACGGCGTCATTGAAGCTGGGGTTACCTACGACACACGCGGAGCCGCCGCCACACTGCTGCCCGGCAAGCATAAAGCCAACCAGTTTTTTTGCACCGAAAGCGTGTTGGCCCCCTTCGTCGTGGCCCCCCACTACTACAGCCCCGCATTGGGGCTAAGCCTGTGCCTAAGCGTGGGCCACGATGTCACGCAAGAGTTTTTCAGCGGGGTGCGCGCATGAAAAAACTCATTGCCGCAGCCGCCGCCGCGCTCTCCACCGCCCAAGCCCAAGCCGCCGCCGCCGTGGGTGGGCTTGCCGCCCTGGCGGCCGACGTGGGCAACGCCGACAAATGGCCCTGGATCGTCAGCGTTTTTGGCGCAGTCATTGTCATGACCAAGCTCAAAGAACAAAGCCGCATGCAGGGCTTTGCCAACGGCATCACCAGCGTCATGCTGGGCGGCCTGGGCTCTGGCTTTGCGGCCGACTACCTGCACGCCACCACGGGCCTGGCCCCCGGCCAGTTGCTGGTGGCCTTTGCCCTCTCAGCCCTGTGGCCGGCCGCCGTGGCCTTGCTGCAGCAATTGTGGCCACTGCTGCAAAAACGCCTTGAGAAAAAAATAGCCGGAGGCCAACCGTGAGCGAGCTGCTGAACATCTTTACCCAAGCCGGCAGCCTGCAAGTCGCCCTGGTGCGCATGGCCGCGTTCACCGCGGGCACCATGGTGCTGCTGCACTTTGCGTGCATGTCGTTCCGCGTCATCGGCCACACGGCTTACGTGCTGGACGCCGTGCTCATTGCGGCCTTGGCCGCATCGGGCCTGGCCGTCATGCTGGACGCCGTGTTTTTTGACCTGCTGCAACTTGTCACCATGTTGGCCGTCATGTCTGGCGGGCTCATTGTGTTTTTGCTGCGCTTTTGGGCCAAAGGCTTTCACGTCAGCACTTTTTTGAAGGGCAAACACACATGCGGCTAAGCCCCCACTTCAGCCTGGCCGAACTCACGGCCAGCAACACCGCTGCCCGCCTGGGCATTGATAACACACCCCCGGCCGACGCCTTGTCGCGCCTGGGCCTGTTGGCTGAGCTGCTAGAGCGCATACGAGCCACGCTGGGCGTGCCCGTCATCGTCACCAGCGCTTACCGCAGCCCCGCGCTGAACCGCGCCGTGGGCGGCGTCACCAGCTCAGACCACACACAATGCCAAGCCGCCGACCTAGTGGCCCCCGCCTTTGGCAGCCCCTACGCAGTGGCCAAAACACTCGCGCCCCTGGTGCAGACCATTGGCATAGGGCAACTCATTTTGGAGGGCGTCAAGGGCAAGCAATGGGTGCATGTGTCCACCCGTGCGCCATTCAAGGAAAGCAACCGCGTCATCACCATCACCGACGCTGGCGCACGGCTTGGCATTCAGGAGCTGGCATGAGCACCAAAGCCCAGCACAAGCGCGGCGACACCTTCATTGTGGCGGGCACCATCACCGCCACCGTGGGCGGCGTGGCCGTGACCAACCTCACAAGCTGGACAGGAGCCAGCCAGCTGCGCGACGCCACCACAGACGCACTCATTGCCACGCTTGAGTTCACCTGGCTCAACGCCGCCACCGGCCAAGCAAGCCTGCGCTGTGCCGACACTACCGCCTGGCCCATTACCCTGGCCAACCTTGACATTCAGCTCACCACCCCGGCGGGCGAGATTGTCAGCACCCCCACGGCTGCCTTGTCCATTGTGAAAGACGTGACTCGCCCATGAGCACCCTGTTGCCCTACCTGACAGTCAGCGCCTTGCTGCACATGGGTGCAGGCGGCACGCTGGAGCTTGACGCGCAGCCGCAGCTCACGGCCAGCGCCGTGCTGCAGCTGGGCACGGGCGGCACGCTGGTGCTTGAGGCCCAGCCCTACTTCAGTGCCAGTGCCGTGCTGCAAATGGGCACAGGCGGCACGCTGGAGCTTGACGCCCAGCCGTCCATAGAGGTGGTCGCGCAGTTGGCCCCGTTTTTCAAGGGCGACCCCGGTGCGCCCGGTGCGCCCGGTGCGCAAGGTGCGCAAGGTGCGCAAGGTGAACCCGGCCTGCCTGGTGAACCCGTGTTGACCTGGAGTTACCTTGTGCTTCAGTTCAGCGCCGACCCCACCGACCAAGGCCGCGCCACCTCCCCGGCCCTTGGTGATGTGCAGGCCTACACGCTGGGTGGCGTCACGCGCTACCGGCTTATTCCAGACTCTGGCGCGCTGGCGCAAGACGCTTTTTATTCCGCTTTTGCCGCTGGCGTTTGCAGCGGCTTGATTGCAAGCAGGGGCTGACAAATGCCATTCACAGTCACTGGCGGTAAGTACGCCCTTCAAACTCTCACCGCAGCGGGCACCAACACTGTCACGGTCAATGCGGCTGTGCATGAAATAACGCGGAGGGCTGAATAAATGACATTCGCCATTGCATCAACCGCAGGCACGGGCACCGTCACCATTGCCGCCAACACCGCCATCGTCACCGGCACAGGCACCACCTTTGCAGCGGGAGACGTGAACAAACTGTTCATCGTGGGTTCGCAGTGGGCTTACATCAAGACGTTTGTCAGCACCACCAGCATCATTTTGGATGCTGTCTTTGCCACAGCGGTGTCGGGTGCTGCATTCAGTTTGGCGAATGCCAATGCTGCAATTACCCAAACAGGCACCGATGCAAACTTGAGCGGCTTGGCCAGCGTCCCCGGTGTGTACCGCACGCAAAACGCTTTGGCGACCACGCATACCGAATACCGAACTCAGCATCCGGTCGTGCAGGCAGCTTCATCCAGCACGACCATCCCCGCTCAAACCGAGCAATTTCAATACACCGGCACCACTTGGCCTGGGTGGTCTGGCCCAGCTACTTCAACACTAATTATGACGGGTTATTACACCGTCAACGGCGTGCAATTTGCGTCTGAAAACTACGCCTTCGTAGGCGTGAGGCAGGGCAATGACGGCAACAACGTACACATTCGTCACAATGGCCGCGTAGAAATTTTGGGTTGCGCTATTTACGCTGATTCGCGCATTGACTTTTTTGGCGCGTCAGCTTACCTAAAACTGCGCGATGCCGTGATTGATGGCGGCACTAAAGTGGCAGCAAAACGGGTTTTAATTGGTCAAGGTGTCACCCTTGACGCTATCAACTATCGAATTTACAACCTATATTTTGACTTTGTTGGGTCCGGCGGCGTCATTGTGGTGAATGACTTAGGCGGTGAATACTTTGCATCAACGTCATATGCTTTTTACAACGAAAATAACACTGCCGGACAGACATTAACAAAACGCGATTTTGTAAGTGTGGGCTGCGCCAATGATTACTCGGTTTACACTCCTGGCGGCTCACTAAGAACTGCGATGATTAACGCAGTGAATGGCACGGTATTCAAAGCAATCAGCAGCTTTGGTACGGGCTTCAACCACTCCATTGATTTTTCAAAAGAAGTGGCTTTCACCGCCGCAACGCAAGCGGGTGTGGCTTTGCAAGATGTGCAAATTTTTGCAAGGGACTACAACGATGGCCGCCGCCATAACGCAAACGGTACAAACTGGATACCTGATCGCACCTACGTATGGAGTACCGATGCCACAGGTGCAGCAGCGCTTCAACGGGTATACACAGGCGAGGCATTTGGCACGTTCAACACCTTGTTGACGAATTTCAGCTACCGCTCGAAAAACCTCGACAACACCGACATTTTCGGTTTCTACGTCAAAAAATACGGTTACCTGTTGACCTCATTTGACTTGTCGATGAAGGGCGCGGGTGTGCTGACCCAGCCCGTCGTTTTGCTGCCCAATGCCGCCGTCACCTTAAGCCGAACCGCTGCTTTGGCATTGACCACCCTGGCTACTGTTGACGACTTGCTTGATCGCGCACACGCCTGGGGCACTGACCCGACCATCGCTATTTTGGAGTATCCATCTTCAACGACGATGATTATTGAGGATGCTGGCAAGGTGGCAGACGCAGGGGCGCGAAGCATCGTCATCGACTCGGCTGCTGCATCGGCTTTTGTGGTCAACACTTCGACGAACGTGATCACAGCCAAGGCCAGCACGCTGGCCAAGGGTGCGAAGTTTGACGCCGTGCAAGCATCGGCCATCACAGTCGCTGCAAGCACCACAGTCGCCGCCAATTTGACCGGCCCCGTCACCAACGCTGGCACAGTCTCAGGCGCTATCACGGGCAACGTCGTGAACAGCGGCACCATCAGCGGCGCAGTGGTTGGCAACGTCACCAACACCGGCACACTGGCATCGGGCGCAAGCATCACCGGCAACCTCACGCAAAACACGCCCACCAACCTGACGGGTGTCACCGTCACTGGCGACTTGATTTATGCGCCCACTGCGGCCACCACCATCACGCTGACCAACGTCACGCACGTTGGCAACATCATCAACAACGGCACCGCGCCGCTGGTGGTTGTGCTGGCAGGCACCACCACCGTGGGCACGGCGGGCGCAAACATCTCGGTGCAAGTGCAATGCACGGTCGCGGTCAACGGCGGCAACACATTCAACCTCGTTAAACGCTACGGCACCACAGGCGCATTCACCGACTTGGGCTACAGCGCGGGCCTCACGTCCGACACATTCCTCGTGCCCCTTGGCCAGCCCGTCGAGGTGGCCATATGGACGCTGGGGTACTTGACATTCACCCGCACCATTCAAACCACCAACGGCGGTTTCAGCTTGCTGGCCGACATGATCCCCGAGCCCGATGTGGACGTGGCGCTGGATGTGTCGGCCTACCTGGCCAACATCTCAGTGACGTATGCCAGCGGCACGTTCACCGCCACCTTCAATGCCAATATGGCCGTGCCCGGCATCGAGCCCGCCAAGGCTATTCTTCATCGCTTGCTGGGGCTTGAGGGCAGCATGCGGGCTTTGTTGCCACCCGGGATGTCCACAACCGTGGACGTGGAGCCCGACGAAATTCAACTCAACAAACCCGCCGTGTTTTTGGTGCTTGGCGCGGGCGCGACCGATGTGTCCATCGCGGGGTTTTTCAACAGCGGCCCCGCCAAAGTGATTGAGCCTGGCTACACCATCAACCCACGCCGGGTCAGCGACAACCTGCGGGTGGAAATTCCGTTGGTCAAGCCCGCCTTGGATGTGGCGGCTTTGGCCGCAGCCGTCAGGGCCGCCGTCAAGCCCGACCTGGCCGTCATCAATGCCGGCGTCAAAAAAGCCAGCAACATCGTGCCCCACAAAACGGACCTGCCCGCATGACCCCACACCCCTCTTGGCGCATGCGCGTGGCCACCGCCTTTGGTGGGCACAGTCGTCGCGTGTGGCGCTGCATCATCGGCGCAAGCTGGAGCATGCCCCTTCGCTACCTCACGCTGTTGGGCCAGCTCGCGGCCGTGGCCGCTGTCACCGGCGGCAGCATTCGGCTTGACGTGCCCCTGTCCACCCTGCTAGCCGCCATGAGCGCGGGCGTGCTGGTCGGCTGGCTCGCATCGCTGGCCGACCGCTTGGCCGTGGAGTATTGCCTTTTCCCGGCCGCCAAGCGATTTTTTACAAGGACCGCACCATGACCCTTGCCGCACGCGCCGCGCTGCTTCTGGCCGCTGTATTGGCCGCTTTGGCAGTGGCCTGGCGCATCCACATCAAAGCCGACTTGGCAGGCTATGCCCGCGCACAGTCTGAGCACGCCGTCGCAGCGCTTGAATCGGCCGCCAAGGCGGCCGCCACCACCGCCCAACTTCAAAAGGACAAAGACCATGCCATTGCCCAAGCCGCCACCCGGGCGCAGCGCCACCGCGCTGACGCTGACAGCGCTCGCACTGAGCTTGACCGCCTGCGCGACGCCATCGCCACCAGCCCCACTCACACCGGTGCAAATACCTGCCCCGCCGCCACTGACCGAACCGATCCCGCCCGCGAGCTACTCGGCCAATGTGCAGCAGCTCTTACAGACCTGGCACAAACGGCTGACCGCCTCCACGCCGACCGAATGACCCTGTGGGACGCATGGCCAAGACCAGCCCATCCCCCGGCCCAAAGCCCCCAATAGTTCCCCGCGACTGATTGCAGTTGTCTCCATGCCGCCCACAAAGCGGCTTAACGCCCACCGCCCGCAAGGGTGATGGGCGTTTTTTTTGGGCTGCAGCATGAAAAAAAAGAACACTAAAAAAATACTAAAACCAAAAAAAACCAAGTAAATACGGCGTTTGCGATTCCTGTCGGGGGCACCATCGCCAAGTGCAACGCAGTGCAAAAACAGCACAAACCCGCATAAACAAACGCTTCCAGCCCGGTGGTCTTTTTGGTAAAGTGCAGCAATTGCACCCGTTTGCACTAAGCTATCACTAACAGGACGCTAACGAAATCCCTAAAAAATGGCAACGCCAAAAAAGACAGCCACAGGCAGGTGGTGGGTTCAGATTCAAGTGGCTGGCCAGCGGCCATCCGGCACGTTTGACACCAAAGCCCAAGCCACCGCCTGGGCTGCCCGCAAAGCCACCGAGCTCCGGGCCATGCGATCAGGCCGCGCCGGGTCGGTCAAGACTTTGCGCGATGCGCTGCGCCGCTATGCCGAAGAGGTCAGCCCGTCCAAACGTGGCGAGCGGTGGGAGGTCATTCGCCTGCAATCCTTTGAGACACCCGCCCACGCCCCCCTGCCCCTGGGTAAAAAGCTGGCCGACCTGGTGCCCGAAGATGTGGCCCGGTGGCGCGATGCCCGCCTGGCCAAAGTGGCCAAGGGCACCGTGCTGCGCGACCTCACGCTGCTGGCCTCGGTGCTGGAGCACGCCCGGCGTGAATGGGGCTGGCTCGATGTCAACCCCGCGCAAGGCGTGCGCCGACCTGCCCAGCCTGATCACCGCGACCGCGTGATCACCGGCCTCGAAACCCGCAAGATGATGCGGCAGCTCGGCTGGCCTACCCGGCAGCCGTATGGCCTGCGCCGCGTGCGCAACGTGCAGCAAGCCGCCGCCGTCACTTTTGTGCTGGCCCTGATGACGGGCATGCGTGCGGGCGAGCTTTGCGGCCTGAAGCCTGGCGATGTGATGCCGGACCACCTCAAGATCAGATCCGGCAAAACCGGCAAACGTGACGTGCCCCTGACGCCCACGGCCGTGCGCGTGATCAAGATGCTGGAAGGTTGGAGTGGCGACACCCTGCTGGGCATCAAAGCGCAAACGCTGGATGCGTTTTTCAGGCGGGCAAGGGATAAGGCGGGGCTGGTGGGCTTCACCTTTCACGACACCCGCCACACCGCCGCCACGCGCTTGGCGCAGCGGCTGCATGTGTTGGACTTGTGCAAGGTCTTTGGGTGGAAATCCACCACCAGGGCGCTAACCTATTTCAATCCGAGCGCGGGGGATTTGGCGAAGCGGATGGCGGGTTAGATTTGCGAAACTCGACAACCCATACCCATGGATTAGCGCCCCAGCTTCCAGGGCCGTTGATGGACTCCCATAGGTCTTGATATTCCTCCGAAGCGTAGTGGCCCGTGTAGTCCTCGCCGTCTTCGTGGACTATTGCTGTGGATGAGCAGCCCTCGGCAAGCGCATCGTCTTCGCTGATGTCTTGCAGGCGCTCCACGCGCACGCTGGTGATTTCCAGCGTGATGCGGCTGGCGGCACGGGGCATGTGGATGCTAGGCTTCCACTTGACCCCAAATTCTTTACGGGCTTCGTCCCCATGTGAGCCTGGTGGGTGATCCGCTGCAAAAGCGTAGCGTTTGAGTGGGCCTGATGGGTCGGGCCTGTGCTCAATTCCTGTGCCACGAAGGTCTGCAAAATTCTCCCGCACCCAAAGCCTGTCACCTGGCTGGCCGTAGGGGCAGTTTCGCAAGAGTTGCCGCCAGCCGTTTATGTCTGCCCTCTCGCTAGGTGGCATGTACTGGCCATTGCGAAGCTTCACCACCCGCCGCGTCTGTGTCTTGCTGCCATCCAGCAAGGGTCGCACCATGGGTGGGCTGAAAAGGATTGGTCGTTCTTTCATTGGTTTCTCTCCCATTCAATAACCGAACTCAACAACCACTTGCCATCCTTGCCTGGCAGTGGAAACCCCGGCTCAATCAAGCGCCGGGCCAGGGTGTTGCGATGAATGCCCATTCGCTCGCAAAGCTGCGCCCGTGTCAGGCGGGCACCCAGCATCGTGCTGAGCGACTGCACCGCGGTGGTCAGCTGCTCGATGCGCTCCATCATTATTGCGTCGCTCATAGCGGGCCTTTCTTTCTTGAATCAAGCGTCAATGCTTCTTTAGTCATGTTCTCCCTTGCTCTAATGGCGGCGGCAATGCGCTTCGGTGTGTTAGTCCTCCACGGTTCCCATTCAGCCACCTTTGCACATGCTTCCCATTCAGCCAGCTTTGCACACGCCTCTCGCTCGACAAGTATCATCTGCTTGTGCTGCGCTGTCACAGCGTCAAACCAACGCTGGCCCTGTTCACGCTCATCAGCACGGACAAGGGCTTCGATATGCTCCAAGCATTTACTCAAAGCAAAATACAAGTTGCCATCGTCCACTTGAGAATCTGGCGTTCCGTATTCAGCAGCAATTTTTCGGGCCTCTAACAAATTAACAGGCTCTGTGCTGGCTGTGCTGCGGGTAGACTCCAAAGGCTCCTGCACCGATTCTTGCTGTGCAAGGGCTTGCCGCATTGCAGAAAAATTTTCGAAAAGGCGTGACGCGCTCCAGCCGATCGGCGCGTATACCGGGTTAACAAGTTGATCGTGGGCAATCTTCAGCGCCCTCGCCCAGTTTTCTAAGTCGGCTCGTTCAATTGTGATGTGTGTCATGTCAAAAACTCCTAGCATTTAATTTGGATATGGGCAGGCACGCCGTTGGCTCGGTGCGTCTCAATCAACCACTTATGCCAAGCCTTGTTCATAAGGTCTTGGCGCTGCTCATCCGTCAGCGGCTTGCGCTGTGCGGGTGGGGTGGTGATGTGTGCAAATGCGGCTTCAAGACCTCGCATGATTTCCATTAAATCGTCAGTACCAATCGCACCGTAAGTGATGGCATTGTGAAAGGCAAAAGCCATTTGATCTGTGATCGCCACCGGATCCTGCACAGGTTCCTGCTTTGGCTGTGCGGGTGGGGTAGCGTATCGGTCGCCAGCGGGTTCAAGGGTGTGGCCGTTTGCAAGAATGTCGCAGACGATGATGCGCTCGGGGTCGCGCATCTTGCTTTGCCACTGCTGCAAGGCTTCAACTCGGCGGCGGTAAAAATTTAAGCTATCCAGAGCGTCTGCAAGTTGCTCCTCAAGTTCCTGCACAGGTGCTGGCTGTGCGGGTGGGGTGGTTGCAATGACCAGACCGACCCACTCCCATCCCTCTGCCGCGATTTCCGGCTTTTTGCAGGTCACACTATCTGGATCAAAGTCATCACACATCATGTCACGCTCAATCCAAGCGATTGGCTCCTGCACAGGTGCTGCGGTCTTACCCTCATCAATGAGGGAAGCATCCTGCACAGGCTGCACCTGTGCTGCCCGAAGCGCTTTGCATTCAGCTTGCAGGTCGGCAATCACACACTCAAGCCCACGCACTCGATCCTGCACAGGAGGTGCTGGCTGTGCAGGTTGGGTGGCAGAACGTGCTTTTTCAAGAACCGTAAGCAGGTTCGCCAACTGGTTCCAAGCATCGCCAATTTCCCGGCTGCGTTCCTTTGCCAGCGCCTTGCCCATAGCAAGCAGCCCTCGCTGATATTCAGCCGACCCAACGGGCCACGCCACAGGCTCTTGCACAGGCTGTGCAAGGGCTTTCTGCATTGCAGAAAAATTTTCGGCAAGGCGTGACGCGCTCCAGCCGATCGGCGCGTATACCGGGTTAACAAGTTGATCGTGGGCAATCTTCAGCGCCTTCGCCCAGTTTTCTAAGTCGGCTCGTTCAATTGTGATGTGTGTCATGTCAAAAACTCCCTGCATTTAATTTGAATATGGGCAGGCACGCCCGTGGTTTGGTGTTTGGCGATCAGCTCAGGGCAGGTGCTGGGCTGGGTGGGTGCTGCGGGCTTGGGGTGCGTCAAAATCTGCAGCACCACGCCTATGGCGGCGGCCACCGCGCCCAGGGCCGCGACGCATGCAATGTGGGCGGTCATGCAATCACCCCCGCCACCGTGTCGGCGGTCACCGCGTGCCGGTCAATCAGGTTTGAAAAGTGGCACGCGTCCAGCCACGCCTGCTCCCAGTGCTTGCGCAGCTCGGGCGTGATTTCGCCCAGGTCTTGCGTGGCTGCCAGATCAACCGCCCGATCCATCGCCGGGGCGTATGCCGACCGCCAGCGATAGCCGTCCAGGCACAAAGTCTGGATGGTGCGCAGCGCCCCATGCAACTGCCGCACCCAGTCGGTGCGGCCGTGCACCAGCGCGCCGTAGTCGCACGGTGTGCCTATCACGACAGCCAGCAAAGACAGCAACTCCGTCGCGTCCTCGCCATCCTCGGCGTGATAAAGCTTGATGCGCGCGGTCATGATCTGGCTCTGAAACTCACGCTCTGCGCGGGTCTCAAGTTGGCTCACGGCCTGGGTGCGTGCACGGGCCTTCAAGCTGTGGGCGTGCCGGTCAATCCAGCTTCGGCGCGTTTTGGGTTTGGTGCGTCCGGCCATGCTTACCCCTTGGCGCCATGCGCTTGCTGGCCCTGTTGCGCAGCTGGCCAAGCAGCCGCGCCACGGGCGTCAAAGTCCCCAGCTTCGTCATCGTCGGCATCGATGCCGTCCAAGCCCTCAGCGGGCTCAGCATCCAGCGCGTGGTAGTGGTCGAGCTGGGCGCGCTTGGCTTCGTGTTGGAGTCGGTGCTTGCGGTTCATGCTGCCACCCCCGCCCGCATCGCCACCCCAAACCGCGCCAAGCCCACTCGGCCCATGTGTGTGTCTTGCAGCAAGTCCAGTGGCTGTGTTTGTGACGCATTGCAAACCCGGGCTGGGCGCTGCGGCGCATCGTTGGGCACTGCAACGCCAATTGCTGTGCGGCCCGCGTTGGTGATGGCCACGCCATCAAACGCAACGTCTTTCACGCGCGCCACGTACCCCTGCGCCACCAGCGCTGCAACAGAGGCCCGCAAGCCGCCCCGGCCCATCTGCATTTCAAGGTCGAGCACTTTGGCCCGTCCGTTTGTTTGCAGCATGTGCAAGATGGTGACCTTGACCACGCCAAGGCTGTTTTGTGTGTTGCAAAATTTCATGAGTTCCCCTGTGTTTCTGGGTTAAGTGAGTGATTCGATGAAGGCTTGCGCGGCTTTCGCGTTGATGGCGTTGCCGTAGGCGCGCAGGCGCACCACTCGGGCGGTAGCCCCATGAGCCAGCGGGAATGTGCCGGGTTCAACTGGCCGCCACTTTCCATCACGGCACAGGAGCCAGTCAGCAGCTCGCCAGATGCCGTTAGTCGGGCCGGGCCTGCCGCCAATGCCGCAAAATCCTGAAGGTTTGATTGCCTGCCAGCTTCTTTCCGGGCTATCACTTTGTCCGGGTCTTGGTAGGCATTCTTGATATTGCTCGCGTTCGGTGTCGGCCAACCCGCAAAGTGAAACGCCTGATCTGCCAAGCTGATTTGCGGGTCCGATGGCTTGCGATTCCCCAACACTGGCGGCGTTGACTTGGCTTGCAGCATCGTTTTGTCCGGCGTGTTCCACCCCGCCAGCTGCGCCGCCGCCGTCATGTTCAAGCCGTTCTTGTTGCGCCCGTAGTTGCTTTCCGCTCTGGCATTCAGAGTCTCCGCTGATTCCGTGCTCTCGCTCGTTCGCGGGGTTGGCCAGCCCGCCAGTGTTGCAACCCCCGGAACACAAGACAGCTTGCCCCGTGCCAGTTCCCGCATTGCGCCCTCGGCTGTTCTGCTGTTCTTTTCTCCATCCACCGCCCGCGGCGTTGGCCACCCAATAAAGCCGGTCTCGGATGTGCGGCGCACCGACGCCCGCAGACGGGAACGGGATCGCCCCGAAGGCGTAACCCAGGGCTTCCAGGTCAGTGTGTACAAGGTCGATCCAAGGGTCGCTGTCTTTGCTTGCAACTTGCTCACCAATGACGATTGCAGGCGCGCACTCTTTGATGAGGTGGTGGAAGGCTGGCCACAGGTGCCGCTCGTCATCAAACCCAGCGCCTTTGCCTGCCGCGCTGAAAGGTTGGCACGGGCAGGAACCTGTCCAAACAGGTCGGTCGTCGCTCCAACCGGCTTGTCTGAGGGCGTAGCTCCATACGCCGATCCCGGCGAAAAAGTGGCACTGGGTGAAGCCTCTAAGGTCACTGGGGTAAACATCTTCAATGCTCCGTTCGTCCACAATGCCGGGCGCGATGTGCCCGGCGTCAATCAGGTTGCGCAGCCACTGGGCGGCCGCCGGGTCAATCTCGTTGTAATAGGCCGTCATTTCGCTTGGCCCCCTTGGTTTGCAAGCGGTTAAAAATTCGCCTCACGCCATAGCTGCGCAGCAAGCTGGCCACCGTGAAAACACTCGTCATCAACACGTTTTCCGACAAGCTCACCTGGTGCCCCATGGCGGGCAAAAGCCAAGCAGTGATCACCACACTCACCCCAAATCCCACAACGATGTTCGCGCCCGCCTCGGCCCAGCTGTGGGATTGGCTTTGGCCTGGCGCTGCGCCTGCGGCCTGCTGTGCCGCCTTGGCCGCCTTGGCCGCCTGTAGCGTCTTGCCCAGCTGGGCGTCTATGCGGTGCTTGTCTTGGCAGATATCAAGCGCTTGGCAAATGCCCAACCGTGCGCAAGTTGCCTCGCAAATGCGCACACCCAACGCCTGCGCGGCATCGGGGGCCGCGTTGCGCTCTGTGCTGTGCCCGACAAGGGGTGTGCCGGGGGCTGGCTTTACGTATTCGGGCATGGCCCCCTTTGGCCCAGCCGGGCGGGTGACCACCCGTTTTCCGCCCCCAATGGTGTAGGGCCAGCAGCCCATTTTGTCGGGCTCTACCACCATGTCCACCTGCACGGCGTCGGTGGTCCGCACAAAGTTTGTAAACCCGGCAGGCTCTGAGCTTACATACCCGTCTTCGGGTGTCCAATACCGCCGTGGCACCAGCTTGCCAACCATGCCCGCATACCAAAGCTGCGGGTCTTGGCACTGCGTGATGCGCAACAGCTGCACCGCTGTGGGTCGTGTGGCAGTTAAAGGGTTTCGGGTGGTGGTTTCAGTCATGTCCATGTCCTTGTCCTTGTTGTGTCAATTTGTTGACCATGTTCCGGTGGTGCGCAAATTCGGCCGGGTAAACGTCGCCGCCGTCGACCATCAACTGGTCGTGTAACCGGCAGGCGGCGTCAAAAGCCTCCCTCAGCGCAAATTGAATGTTGGCGGGCTGGTGCGTGTTCCACCACTTCGCGGCCTGGGTGCGGCTGTGCACACCGATCCGAATAAACAGCCTCCAGCAATGCACTTTGACGGTGTGCTCCGAAAGTCCCAGCTCTTGGGCAATGGCCTTGTTGCTCATGCCTTTTTCAAGCATGGCCAGCAATTGCTTCATGCGCTTGCTCAGCTTGACGGGTTTGTCTTGTCTTGTGGTCATGCGGCCTCCGTCCAGTGGGTGCGCTTGTGCGCGCTGTCGTCATCAATTGGCAAAGCCAACAAGGCCAAACCCAAAACAAACACCACAGCCACCACAACCACCAGTTGCAACAGGCGCTTGCACAGGTGCGCCAACGCGCTGCGCCTGGCCTTGCGGCCACCCGCGCGCGTGCCGTCCAGTTGCACCCGCCGCAGATCGGGCGTTGCTTTTTTGCGGCCAGCCACTTGGCCGGGGTGGCCTGGGCAGGCCGTGTCGGCGCAGCCGGGTTGGCTGTGGCATGCGCCACCAGCTGGGCAGCCGTGTCCGCGCTGGCAAGCGCCGCTGGGGGTGCAGCAATCCCAGCTCATGGCACCACCACCAGACTGCCAAAATCATCGACCACGGCTTTGAGCAGTGGCAGCCGTGTGCCTTCGTTAAAAAAGCAGACCCTCCAGCTGGTGGGCGTCCAGTACCAGTAAAGCCCCACCTCGAAGATCGGGCTGAATGACGCGGCATTCATGGCAGCACCTGCGTGGCCACCACGTTGCCCTCGGCATCGCCCAGCGCTTCCATGCCAGCGACGACCGCAGCCCACTTGTTGGAAAAAATACCGTCCAGGTGCTGCACACCGGCGGCTGTTTTGATCTTGATTTTGAAATGCACAATCGGCTCCCTTGGTTTCATGAAAAAAGCCCGCACGATGGCGGGCTAGCGTTGAAATTGGTGCCGGTCTTTCCCGGCTGTCACCCGTCCTACCGCGCATTGCAGGGTTGCGCTATCCTTCGGCTTATCACAACGCGAAGGGACTACAAATGGGTTATCAAATACCGCCGGGCAAGTCGCAGGTTCCACCCTACCCACGGCCCCCGACACCACCACAGAAATGAGGCTCTATGCGCGAAGACCGACTGTTTGAAATCGAATACGGCTACTGGTTCAACCAGATCAACGAACGGGCGTACCGTGCCTTAGACCTGGTGCTCAACGCCGTGCAGCTGCTGGGCGGATCGGCTGCGGCCATGGCCGCATTCAGCGACCAACCCGCCTTTGTCATCCAGTCAGGCTTTGCGCTGGCGGTCTGCGCCGTTATCAGCCTGTTGGTCCAGCCTGGCGTGCAGGCCGAACAACACCGCGCCTGCAAAGCCGCATTCCTGAGGCTCAAAGGCCGGGCGCAAAACTTGAGCGATGCCGACCTGTCGTCGGCTGTCGCAGACCTGCAATCAGAAGGGCCGGGCGGCATTTCCCTGATCAAAGACCTCGCATTTAACGCCACCGCGCACGCTACCGGCGCAAGCCATGGCGCGGTGCCACTCGGCCGACTGCAGCGCGTGTGGGCTGCGCTGATTTAAAAAAAGCCCCGACCGTGTGAACGATCGGGGCTTGAACCACTTACGTGGGCCGCGCCAGGGAGGAAAGCGCGGTGATGGTCCAAAACCATCACAGAAGATGGCTGGGCTTGATTCCAGCTTGCACGACGAGGTTATTAGCCTTTATCGTCCCCGCGCTACCCTTGTGCCTGGGGCGCTATCGGTTCTTGTGTTTCCTTCAACACCGCCTCTTCTGTGATGACCCCATTGCTGGGGCCTTCGTCGCGCAGCACCCGCTGCGCTTGGACTTGCTTCTCTTGGCGTCCTGGCCTCATGCACGTTTCCACCCCTGCCGGTGCTCGCCTGACAATCCGGCTTGCCGGAAGGGCTGGCGCGATCCGTTTGGTCCGCGTTGAAACAAAGTTTAGCACACTAAACCCATTAGTGTAAAGTAAGCTAAATTTTTTCATCAGTATTTACCCTATGGTCGAATTTGGGCGAAAAAAAACCCGCTCGGGGCGGGTTGTTTTGTGGGGGTGGGTGTTGTGCCGCAGTTCACTCAAGTGGTGAGTGACAGTGCCCGCATTTTGTTGCACCCTTGGGCACCCACAGATAGCAAGCGTCGCACTGCTTGTGTGTGGCCTTGTTGGGTGCGTTGAGGCCCTGGGCCATGTTCGCTATGTTGCGCACGCTGGCGGCCATGTAGATGCCCCGGGCTACAAAATACCAACCCATGCCGTTAGCCAAGAGCTGAATCATGCTGTCCGGCCCTTTGGCGCTCAGGGTTGCCAAAAAAAGACCCGCAAGAATGGATATGCCGGACGCCAGATAAATTGGAACCATCAACTTCCCCTGAAAGAAACATTGCTGAATTTGACTGTCAACAATTTGACGCAATGAGTCGAATGTTGAATGAATTGTATGAGACTACTAAAAAATCAAAAATACTAATAAAGTTTACTTCCAAGACAAAAAAAAGACGTTGCCGGTTTTTCTAAGCAGCTTTTTCGGCTGCGCTGCTTTTGATTTGCTTGCGTTCTTTCAGCAGTGCGGCAATGTCTTCAATGATGACTTGGCCGGGGGCTCTTGCAAAGCTCTCAAAGAGCGGGGCTATTTGCTGCCGACCAACCATATCCAAGTCGGTCAAAGCCTGCGAAAGGGTTTGAAGGGCCTTTTTTATGTCATGAGTTTGGGGGGTGTTACTGGGGTACAGGGGGGTGAATGTATCGGCAACATGGTGATTTTGTGGCCCCTGTGTTTGACCGGCTGGGTTGACCATGAGGCCCACCCCTGTAACAAGCCATTTGATGCTTACGCCCGTCGCTGTGGCGAGTGATTCGGCTTTGTCCGCCTTGAGGCTTTTGGTTGTTCCGTCTAGCCATTGGGTCACAGCCCCTTTGGAGACCCGCGAGCGCGCTGCCAGCGCTGACTTTTCAAGTCCAGCGTGCTGCATCGCTGCTTTGATGCGGTCTTTTAATTCCATGTGCTTATTAAGCCTGCTAAAAGTTTAGAGGGCTTCCAATTTTCGTTTAGTATGCTAAACTGAGGCATGGAAACAAAAAATGCAATCAAGCTGGCCGGTTCTTCGACCGCGCTCGCTCGCCTGTTGGGCATATCAATAAGTGCTGTTTCGCAGTGGGGCGAATCGGTCCCTGATGCGCGGGTTTGGCAAATGAAGGCCATGCGGCCTGAGTGGTTTGTCGGCCTCTCGGACAGCGCAACACCACCCACCCCAACCCCCGCCGATACCCCCACCAACGCCTAACCCCAAGGACTCACCCATGACTGAATCCAAGCCCACGCTCACGCCCGCCTCCGAGGCATTGATTGCCGACATGTTGGCTGAGCAGCGCAAGACCAATGAACTGCTCGAAAAGTATCTGTCCCGAATGAACAATCGCTGGGATATTGACGGCGCTCCGGTTCGCCAAGCTACCAAGCCAAAGGCCGCCCCGGCTGCAGAGCCCGGCTTGTACGACACAGTGGCCCGCATTGAAATCCTCCTGAACAAAGAGGGCCGGGCGTACCTGGGAAGTCAATTCATGGGGGAGGTTGATTCGAGTTACGCCCACCAAAGCGACCAGCGGCTGCTTGGGGTTGCAGTCCCAGAGCTTTTGGCTGATTTGAGGGCGCAGATTCAAGAGTCGTTCGGGTCCGCTACCACTTCGTAAACCTCGTTGAACTCTATGTCCACCAGTTGTTTGCCAGTCTTTGGCCCTCTGTTTTTTGGGCGACACAGGCTGAGCCTGCCGCCTCCAAAGGTCACTTCGTCGTTGTCGTTTAAGGCGTTTAGCTCGTTGAGCAATCTGACTCGTAACTCTGCAACTGTGATGGTCTTGATTTTCTTTTTCATGGGTGCGTCCTTTCGTTTGCGGTTTGGTGGTGAGAAGCCCAACTGTACACATTTGGACGCGCCCGCCCACGCCAACCCAACCGCCCAAAGGCAAGGAATCTAAATGCTTATTTCTTTCAATAGCCGCACAAAGGCAAAACACACCCTTCACAAGGGGTTTGATTATGTGACGGTTGGGATCAATACGGACCTCGGGGGGGTTGAGGTCCGCGCCTATTCCGCCGGCGGCCAGTGTTCTTCCTCGTGCTTTATCAAGCACGGTGTGCGTGTTGGTGCTTATGTCGAGAAGGTGATTGCCGAGCTGGTTTCCGAGTCCATCCAGGCCTCTCAGGCGGCCATTGGTATGAGTGACCCCGCCGATACCCAAACCACCCAAAGGCAGAGTACCTAATGTACCGACGCATCCCCCTCGCCGTCGCTTTGCTTGATGAGGCCGCTGAGCCAGTCCATGTTGGCCAGCATCCAGCTGGTGAGCATGGGCGCGTTGTCTTTGTTGATGTTCAGCGCAATCCAGCCCAGGGCGCTGCTGCGGGCATAGAGCCTGAACCCGCCGTCCTTGAGTCTCGCGGCGCTGAAGCTGGGGTTGTCGATCATGTGTAGCAGCTTCGTGTCGTCTTTGTTTTCTGGCACAGCGGGTGTCATGTGCTCGCGCAGCAAGGCCAATTGTTCTATCAGGTCTTCCACATCTGCTGCCGTCTTCAGGCCCTTCACATCGATTTGTGCCAGCGTTCCGTCCTTGTTCAGTTTCATGGGCGCGTCCTTTCGTTTGCGGTTTGGTGGTGAGAAGCCCAACTGTACCCGTCTGGACGCGCCCACCCTCTGCCAGCTGGGCCGCCACTGTTTGGCCGCCGCCGGTTATCTGTTTCGTTTTTTGGTTCATGCAGCAAGTGTCTTTTTTTGTCTCGCCGGTGTCATCCGAACGGTTGCGAAACAAAAAACACCGTCAACAAAGATTCGCAAGCGTTCGTAAGGAGTTAAAAAATGGATGATTTCAACGATGTTTTGATCGAGGCCGTCAAGGCCGCTGGCGGGTCTAAAAAGGTGGGCCAAACCCTCTGGCCAGACATGCCGGTTGACAAGGCCCAGCGCCGCCTGCTTGACGCGCTCAACCCCGAGCGCGAGGCCAAGATCAGCCCCACACAAGTGCTGCTGGTCATGCGGTCTGCCCGTGCCTGCGGATGGCACGGGGCCATGGATTGGCTGTGCACCGCTTTGGGGTATGCCCCCACCACGCCCGTGTCTGTGGCCGACGAAACCCAAGAGCTGCAGCGCCAGTTTATAGAGGCCACCGCCCAGCTGGGTGACCTGATGAAGCGCATCGAGCGGCTGAACAACATGCAGCCACCCCGCATGAAGGTGGTTGGTTGACCGCCGCCCCCCGCAAACCCGGCCGCCCGCGTGGCACATGCGGCCCTGTGCGCGCTGCCCTGGTGCGCGCCTTGGCCGCTGGTGTGTCTGGCCCGCTGGATGTGCTGGCCCAGCACACGGGCTGGCCGCCCGAGCGGGTGCGCTACGCCGTCAAGCGCATGCGCGCCACGGGTGAGCTGGCCATGGCAGGCGAGCCCGGCCGCACCGGTGGCGGCCGCGCTGCGGGTGTGTATTCGTTGGCCCCAGCTGCGCCTGAGCGGCTGGACGCTTTGTCGTTTGTGTGCCAGGTGTGGCGCTGAACTTTTGGAGGCAAAACCATGACAGATGATCAACAAGTTATCGCAAGCGCTGCTGAGGTGGTCAACACCTCTGCAGACGCTTTTGAGCAGTTGGGCCTGAGGGTGCGCCAGCGCACCATGCGCCAAGTGTTAGAGGCGGCTGTTCGGTTGCACAAAACCGGCCAGCCGGATGTGACGCGATCCGAGATTCAAGACGAAATGGAGCGGCTGCTTGGCCGTCAAAAAGACGGGTCGGTTTCGGGCCGCGTCAATGAGTTGGTGGCGGCGCAGTCGCTGCTGGTGGTGGGCACCCGGGTGAACCCCGAGACGGGCATGAAGTGCAAGACCTACGTGGTGCCTGCCAAGCAACTGAGGCTGTTGGCATGAGCGCCACTTTTGCCCCTTGCGCCCCTTGCGCCCCTTGCGACACTGCCGTGGCTGCGTTATCGCCAAGCCCTAGCCCTCGGGAGCTTGAGGCCCACATCAACAGCTTGAGCCCGTTGATCGAACAGGCTTATGCTGAGTTTGTGCGCACGGGCAACCCCCACCACCGCGCCCAAGCGGTTGATTTTTTGGCCCGCCGCGATGCGGCCATCTTGGCCCGGCCAGACGCGGTGCAGTACGCCCGCCATGCCGCGTTTGAACAGGCGTTGGCCAAGGCCGATGCGGCCCATACAGCGCGGGGTTATCGCTATGGCGGGTGATTGGATCAAGATGCGTGGCAATTTGTGGGATGACCCACGGGTTGCCCGGTTGGTGGACTTGACCAACAGCTCAGAGGCTGCCGTGGTGGGTGCTTTGTATTGGCTTTGGGCCACAGCCGACCAGCACACTGAGGACGGGGTGATGCCGGGCCTGAGCTTGCGCCAGATCGACCGCAAAACCGGGTTATCGGGGTTTGGCGATGCGCTTTGCCAGATCGACTGGTTGGCAGATCACCCTGACGGGGTGCGCATTGTGGACTTTGAGCGGCACAACGGTTCGTCAGCCAAAAAGCGCTGCGAGACGGCCAAGCGCGTGGCCAAGCACAAGGCTTTGCAGGGCGTTGAAGGCTTGGGTGAAGGCTTGGGTGAAGGCCTGGGCGATGGTGCTGATGAAGGCCTGAACCAGCCTGAAAAACATGCTTTTCAAGAGCCGCTAACGCGAGATGAAGAAAAAACTAACGCTCAAAGCGTTACCAGTGCGTTACCTAGAGAAAGAGAAAGAGTAAGAGAAGAAATACATACGTCGCCAGCAAAGCTGCCGACCGGTCTGCCACCTTGCCAAACGCAAGCGGTGGTCGATGTTTTTCACGAAAAACTCCCTGAACTCCCTCGAGTCAAACTTTTGAACGCCGGGCGAAAACGAGCGATTGGCACGCTTTGGCGGTGGGTGCTCACGTCCAAAAAATCAGACGGCACGCCCCGTGCCACGGGGCCCAACGAGGCCATGGCTTGGCTGGGCGAATACTTTGCCCGAGCCCGAGACAACGACTTTTTGATGGGCCGAATTGCCCGCGCCGGGCCTCACGCCGGGTGGCGCTGCGACTTTGATTTTTTGTTGACCGAAAAAGGCATGAAACACGTGATTGAAAAAACTGGAGACGCCGCATGAGGGGCTACGATTCCCGCGCTGCAGACGCCCAAGCGGCCACATCTGCCGCCGCTGCTGCGACGGCTGAGCATGCGATTTTGGGCTGTTTGCTGCTGGACAATTCGGCTTGGGAAAGGCTGGGCGACAAGCTGCGGCCAGAGCATTTTTCGGGCAGTCAAAACCGGGCCATTTTTGCCGAGCTGGCCCGCCAGTTGGCCGCTGGCAAGGGCTGCGATGTACTGACCATGGCCGCCGCTTTGGGGGGCACGGCCAGCCTTGAGGAGCTGAATGCCTTGGCGCAGTTTGTGCCCAGCGCGGCCAATTTGCGGCGCTATGCCGACCTGGTGGTCGAGCGCTTCCAGTCGCGCCAGCTCATGGGTGTGGGCGGCGAGTGCATCGATTTGGCCGCCGACCACGACACCCCCATTGCCGAGCGCATCGACAAGGCCCAAGGCCTGTTGGCGGGCCTGGTGGTGGATGCGCCTCAAGACGATTGGGTCAGCGCCTTTGACGGCATGGGTGGGCATATGCAGGTTTTGCAAGACCGGCAAGACGGCAAGATTCAGGCATGGCCAACGGGCTTGTTTGATTTGGATGACTACCTTGATGGCGGCGCGTTACCTGGTGATTTGATCATTGTGGGCGCACGCCCCAGCATGGGCAAAACAGCGCTTGGCCTGACCATTGGCGTCAACATGGCCGAGAGCTACACCGTGGGCCTGCTGAGCATGGAAATGAGCCACTCGCAATTGAATGACCGCTTGACGGCGATGCTGGGGCGTGTGAGTTTGTCATCCGTCAAGCGGCCAGCACGCGGGCAGGGGCTGGACTGGAATTGTGTGGTCGAGGGTGTTGAGCGGGCCAGAACGCTGAACCTGCACATCAGCGACCAAGGCGGCTTGAACATCAACCAGGTGCGCTCTAAAGCCCGGGCGCTCAAGCGGGTGCATGGGCTTAATGTGCTGGTGGTCGACTACATTGGCCTCATGCAAGGCTTGGACAGCAAAGCCAACCGAAACACCCAGCTTGAGGAAATCAGCCGCGGCCTCAAAGCGCTGGCCAAAGAACTGCAAATTTGCGTGCTGTGCTTGGCCCAGCTCAGCCGCAAAGCCGAAGAGCGCCCAGACCAAATGCCGATGTTGAGCGATCTGCGAGACAGCGGGGCCATTGAGCAAGATGCTGACATCGTTGTCTTCATCAAACGCCCCATTATGGCCAACCCCGACCTGGGGCCAGAGTGGCAAAACTACGCCAAACTGAGCGTTGCCAAAAACCGGCAGGGCCGGACAGGGTTGCTACACCTGCACTACGAGGGCTCACAAACCCAATTCACCAACTGGACGGGCTCACCACCCTTCAAACCCGGCGGCCGCTTTGGCAGCAAACCCGAGTTATGACCAGCACCCCATGTACCTCTTGCGAATACTTCAAACAACAGCCGCTCAGTGGGTTGTACAGCATGACCTGCACCCAATGCTGCGCCCGCTTGATCCGCTCAGCGCGTCCACTCAAAGGCGCGCAGCAAGCCATGTTCGCCAGCATCGCCCGCCACCAAGGCGCACCCAGCAAAGCGGCGATCTTGCAGGCGCTCAAGGCGTTGGATGCTGCGGGGTGAGGTCTTGAGCGGGTATGTGTAGTCGCCCCAAGGTCTTGAGCGGGTGCGTGTAGTCGCCCCAAGGTCTTGAGCGGGTGCGTGTAGTTGGCCCGCTCAGTCCGGCCCGCTTCCGTGGGCGTGCATCTGCGCGTCCAGACCCTCACCGGCGGCCCAAGCGGAGCGACTGGCCGGGGTGTCGCCAACCCCTTGGCGCTTGGCCCATTCGCCAAACGCCACCGGGTCAAACCAAACCAAGCGCACCACCAAGCCTTGCGCCTGCAGGGCCAACATCACCCGCAAAGTCAGCGCCGCGTGCAGGGGTGGCGTGAGCGTCTCTAAGCCCTTGCCCGCCACAATGTGCGCGTAGTCCTTGTAGCGCACCAAAACTACTTCAAGCGGCGCGCCCAGCTTGTCGGCCCTGGCCAGCTCCAGCACGTCGGCATATTCCCGCAATGTGCGCGCCGTCAGATGCTGCAGCCAAAGCGCCTGCGCCCTGACAAAGCGCGCCACCTGGTCAGGCACGGTTGCGCGCCCGCTTTGCCAGTGCTTAATGGTGCGCGTTTGCACCTGGCACAAGTCGGCCAAGTCCTCCCGGTCCCAACCGCAAGCCCGGCGCAAGGTGTCCAGCTCAGCGCCCGTCATGGTGCCCTGGCTTGGGTCTTGAGCGGGTGTGTGTAGTTGGCCTTTGGATGTTTGGTGGTTCATGGTTGACTCTTTCGGTTGCGGGCAGGGCGCCAGCTCGCCCGGCGACAATGCCGCCGGGCGACGCTGGGCACGCTTTGGCGCCCTGGGGTGTTTGTGTTTGTGTCAGGCTTTGGCATGTGTTGGGGCACTCATGGCACGCAAGCATCCATAGATCCTGCTTCTCAAGTTGTGGTGATGGTCGAGCATGCCCGTCGCTTTTTCCCAATCCTGAACTGTGGGTTTTTCTGAGTAGTCGGCAAACTCGGCATCAATCGCGGCCTGAACCATGGCGGGACTGCAGTCGCGCTTTGTGTTGAGGTATTGCACGCCCCCGAATAGCTCAGAAAATGCCGTTCCCTCGGTGTAAAAATAATCGTTTTGGGCGTCACTGCGCCCAATGTCAAACGGTGCCAAAAGTGCATCTACCGCGTCCTGGCTGGGGCCGTCGGTCCAACTCACCGAACAGCTGCTGTAATCGCTTTTCACGCTGAATTTGACCGCCGGATAAGCGGTCTTGAATGCGTGCTTGAGCACAGTCCGAATGTTGCGCGCCGCCATCAGGCCGCCGTGGTGCTTGCCCTCGGCGCGCTCAAGGTGCGCAAACTCTACCGACAAGCGCGCAAGGTCTTGAGCGTGTGCGTGTTGGGCCCGCTCTTTGGCGCTGCTTTCGCTGGCCTTTTTGGCTGCTTGCGCCGCCTGCAGTTGGGCCAAGTAAGGCGCGCCGTGGTATTTCCAGTTCAAGGCGTAGCGGTTGCCTGGGCTGTCGCCAAAGCTGCGGGCATCGGTTGCCCATTCGCTGCCATCTTCAAAAGCCAAGCCAACCCGAACCCCGTAATACTTGCAGGGCTCAGCGCTGACAATAGCGCCCGTGCGGGCTGGGTTGGCCCGGTCACCCGAATAATTCACCCCCAAGCCCACCAACTGCCCCATGCTCATGCCCCCTTTGAGCAAAAGCCGCAAATCAACACGCAAGGGCCTCGCACGCTCAAAACCTGCAACCGCTGGTAAGGTCTTGAGGGGGTCCATGTAGTCGCTGGGGGTGTTTGCCCCCTGGGTCTTGAGCGATCCCATGTAGTCCCGCAACTCCTGCGCGATCGTGTCGCGTGCGCGCCCGATTTCAGGGGTCAAGTATCCGGCCTGGTCTTGCCGGGTGTTGCAGGCCCTCACGCGCTCGGCCAAGTCGTGACGCCCTGCCGCGATGCACCGCCACATCAGCGCCCCGCCGTGGTCGTTGCGCTCCTCACATTCGGCCGCCTGGTCGTGGGCGTGTGCCTGGTCGTGGTCGTGTGGCTGTGGCTGTGATTGGCCCTGGCTTTGGCTGCGTGGCTGCGCCTCGTTCTGCAGGCCATGCCCCCCATCGGCCGCCGTGCGTGCGGCCTCGGCCTCGGCCTGCCTGGCCATGGCCTGCAGGGCGCGCATGCGCTCAGATCCGGTTTCATAGTCGCTGAAGTGGTGCGCACCATCACGCCCAACAAACATCAAAGCCGCGCGCCCTGAATCACTGCGAAACAAACCCGCCGACCATGCGCCAGATCGACCGGCGCTGCGCTGCACACTGGCGCGCCCAAACTCGTGGCGCAAATCTGCCGCCGGGGTCTTGAGCGACGCCATACAGTGACCCGCCGGTGCCTGCGTCAAGGTCTTGAGCGGTGCGCTGTAGTTGGCCTGCGCCACCGTGGCCACCGTGTCGGCCTCGGCCTCAGCGGTCACCAGCTCGGGCAGGGCCTCGGTCTCGGCTTGGGTTGCCTCGGCCGCCACCTGGTCGGCTGCGCTGCTGGCCTGGGCCTGAGCGATGGCCACCACGGCGGCCACTGCTGCTATTTCGGTGGCGCTTTCGATCACGGCTACAGCTGTGGCTTTGGCTGCTTTGCGCACGGGTGCGGGGTCGGCCTGCAGGTCTTCGGTAGTGGTAATGCCTGCTGCTGCCAAATATTGGGCGCGTGCTTGTTCGGTGCTGTGGTCTTTGCTCATGGCGGGCACCTGGGCGCGCTGTGCGTCGTTAAGCTTATTGGCCCATGCGTCCAGGGCGCTTTGCTCTGCGGCTTTGCGGCTTGAAAAGTTGTCGCCAAGCTTTCGGCCGGTTTCTGTGTGGATTACCTGCCATTTGTTTTCAGCACAAGAGCTGCGCACTGAGGCCAAACAATCGGGCAGGCCTTCCACTGCCTGGGGTGCCCATGCCATAAAAGGGGTCGAGCCCCACATAAAAAACAATGCGCCACATTTTTGGATTGCAAGAGTGGCGGCCCCTGCTTTGTCGCCGTCCTCGAGCATCTCGGCCACCAGTTTCACTGACCCGGCAGGCCAGATGATGGCTGGGCCTGCCTTTGGTTTTTTGATCAAACCACCGCCAAAAGCAGCGGCATTTTTGCGCACTCTGGCCGCGTATGCCTCAATGTTGCTGCGCAAGTTGCGCAGGCGGACAGATCCGCGCTCGCTTGTGCGCACAGTCACAAAATTGACAGGTCCGCATATGTCGCCTTCGCTTGCCGTGATGGCCAGTTGTGCCAGTTGGTTAATGATGCTCTGGGCGTTGATTGCTTGCATGGTTTACTCCTAAAGCTGCCGGGCGCTGCGCCTGGCGGTGTTGTGCGAAATTGCACTGTGAGGCCCTGGATCGCAGGGCCTGGGAGTGAAATTTAATCAGTGAATTTGGCCCCGTGCGCACCCAAAATATCGCGGTAATTGTCGAATCTGGCATTTACGTCTTTACGCACCCAAAAGCGGCGGCACACCTCGACCACGGCCAGCTGTGACACCAGGGGCAGGGCTTGAAAGCGCTTAGCCATTGAAACGGCATTGACGCCAAACTGCTGGTTGACATCTGGCCCCGACTCAAGAATTGAAAAATAGACCGAGTCGGCAACGGCTTGGGGGCCGAATTCGTTGGGGTGCATGACCCCGTTTAAAATTGACAGCGTGGCCTGCCATTCCCGCAAAGCCATAGGGGGCACGTTGTCTTTGAGTACTTCAATTGCTGCGTCGCAAAGACTGGACACGCGGGCGCTCAAGCCCTCGGGGCCGTCGTGGTCAACGTCGAGTTTTTCGTACATGGGCGCGGAAAAATACAGGCTGTGTTTTGGCATAGATGCCCTTTGAATGCCCCAATAGGAGGCGGTTAAAAAATCAGGCTTGGATCAGAGATAGCCAAGACGGCCATCGTCGGTGATTCGCAGTGTCGGGATGACGCCCAGGCTGGCCATCTCACGCATTTTTTTTGTTGCACCAACAAATACCGCGTCCGGCATCACTTTGAGCACCTGTGCGCGTGTTGCGCGGACGGCCGCAAATTGTTGCGAGCTGTCTGTTTTGATGTACACGTTCATGATTTCTCCTTGGGTTTGTAAATTAAAGGGTTGACGCAATTTCACGCACAGGCATCACGCGAGTGGCGCACAGCTTGGTTCCATGGGCGGCACGGTGGGCATAGTGGCGACCACTGGCCTGCACTTCGACGACTGCCAAGCGGTTGTGCTCGCGGGCACTGCCAAAAACGTCATTTGCGTCGGCGGCTTCAAGTGCTTCCGCCAAATCGGCGTAGTAGTAAAAACCCCCGGTGTGGTTGTCGCTTGCGGCCTCGACGCGGGCCTTGCCGATTTGCCAGGCGCTGCCGTCCCAAGCCGAGACAAAGCCATCATCACTGCGCACCAACAGCTTGTAACCAGTCTTGATTTCGGCGGGCTTGACGGGCAGCTTGGCTTTGCCCAGGGCCACATCAATCGCCATGCCCAGGGTTTCGCCAGCGGCCTTGGCGGCTTTGGCTGCAACCGCTTTGTTTGCGGGCAGCACCCGCACACCAAGCCCGTGTCGGGCGACTACAAAATACTCTTTGATGAGTGTTTTGACACCGTACTTTGTACCCTCTACTTCGCGCACGCACACCAGGGCGCGGGTGCCTTCGGCGTTGACGTCATAAATTTCGTGGTGACAGGCATAGCCGATGCGGTGGCCGCGCTCTTTGCCCGAGCGGCCCCAGCTCATTTCGTCATAAGCTGGGGGAATTTTTGCTTTGGCCATGGTGACCAGGGCGCGGGCCGTGGTCAGGGCCTCGCCTTTGGTGATTGAGCCAAAGGCGTCGCGAGTGACGGTAGATGCGTTCATTTGATTTCTCCTGCGCCTTCCCGATTTTGGGTAGCGGCTTGAAGGTTGCTGCAGCGATTTTGCTGCAGTGGTGTCAGTATATCCCACCCTTTGTATTACATCAACAAAAGAATTCAAAATATTTATTAGGACAAACCCTAAGTTCATGGGTTTTTTTTGTTTGCAGCTTTGCGACCTGGTGCCGGTGGTGGGCGTGGTGACCTGGTGCCGGTGGTGACCTGGTGCCGGTGGTGCACCTGGTGCCGGTGGTGGGCGTGGTGCCGGTGGTGGGCGTGGTGCCGGTGGTGGGCGTGGTGCGCGCCCACCAGCTGGCGCGCCTGCAGCTGCCCTCGGTGTGTGCCTGGCGCGCCTTAGGGCCTCGGGTCCTCCCGGGGGGTGAGCCACGCGCTCCTCCTT